TCAAATAACCAACTTAATCCATTCCTGACCTCGGGTATCGTTATAGCGATCGGTGGTTGCCTGGACTTTATGTCCTAGTAATGTTTTTGTATCGATACCCTGTGCACGGTACAGCCGTTCTGATAGAGAGCGTTGTTCATGAAATGTGGGCGGTGTTTTTCCTGCTGGTGGAATTATTCCAGCCAGATCCCGCGCTTTGGCAAAGTAGTCGCTCAGGTTGTCTTTACTCATCGGCTTTGGTTGTTTCTGGTGCCGACTATGGATTAGATATGGACTTAATATTCTGTCTCGGCATCTATCAATAACGTCTTTTAACGTTATCCCAATGGCATCACAGCGTAGTGTAAGCGGTAACGCCAGACGCATTCCGGTTTTTCCCTGGGTGATATGCAAGTGTTCGTTCCACACATCTGAAAAACGCATGTGGCAAATGTCATCACGGCGCTGACCAGTGACAATCGCAAGAAGCATTGCGTTACGGATAAAGTGTTTTTCCGGCGTTGCGTTGTAAATTTTTTGCCAGTCTTCCAGGGCGAGCCTGGCTCTGGTTACTTTAGGGATCGGTTTACGGGTAGCCTCCGGAGGATTCCATCCAGGAGGAACTTCCCCTGCATGTTGTGCTTCTTTATAAATATCAACCCATAATCCGCGATTTACTCTCGCTGTGCTGACCATGTCTTTATCCAGCCATTCATCCAGTATTAATGCAAAGTCTCTTACTTCCAGGTCTTTCAATGGGTGATTTCCCAGGCGGGAAACCAGGTATGCAGCCATTCGCGCCTTTTCTTTGTGGGTTGTAGCTGCAATATCTCCATTTTTCAGTCGTGAGTCCTGTATTTTCAGATATCGATCAACCCATGCTTTTAATCTGATACCCCGACGTTTTGTTGCTGATGGACTTTCATCAATTTTGCGCATGAAATATTCTGCTTCTGCTGCAGCTATTCGTTGATTGGCCGTGGAAGCGATTTTTTCTGCCTTGCCTTTGTCTGTTCCGAGTCCGTGAAATTTTCCAGTCACTGGATTTTTATACTGGTAGTAAACCTTGCCAGTTCTGCGATCGAACTTTTCGTAAAGACATGCTATGTCAGTGCTGTTTTTTCGTGGCCTCGGTGACATGAGTTAAAATCTCCTTCAGTGCGTCATCATCGTCAGTATGAATTTCCGGCGCAATTCCTGTTTCACTAGGACCCACAAATACTGCTCGGCGATCTATCAGCCAACGCCCACGGATTTTTTGTGGCCTTGGAACGATGTATCCCATTTTTCCGTATTTCACCAGGGTAGTGTTTGTTATTGGGAGACTGAACCGTTTAGGTTTCCACTCGTCGAGCGTTATCAGGTACTGTTCGCTCATGGCCATCACTCCGGAATGCGCCAGTTGCAGAATAGCAACTACAACTGGCGACGGTTGAACATTAAAAATCAGCCTGACTCGGGATCAGTTTTTGCCAGATGGCTGAAACGTATTTTGCCTGGTAACGCGTATCGTGCAGGGCGTTATGGTGTTCACCTTCGAATGGAATAGTCGTTCTTGCGTCGAAATCCATCACCAGTCCCAGAGCAACCATCGTTCTTACATCGCGATCATTGGTGTAACGCCACGGGCAGGGGATCCCCTGCCGTTCATATGAACGGCGTAAAATCACGTTGTCGAAAGTTGCACCGTTACCCCAGACCTGAACAAAAAATTCACCGGAGTTTTCGTCGATAAATTCCCGGAATTGCAGCAGTGCATCATCCAACGGGATTTCATCGGTCAGAATGGCGGATTGTGCTTCGCGTGACTGTTTCAGCCACCACTTAATGGTGTCCCGTTCGATGACCCCGCCTGCGGTTTCCAGATCGATAGTTTTGCTGAATTCTGGCCCCATCTCTCCGGTTGCCGGATCAAAAAACTTACCGGCTATAGCGTTTATTGGCGCATCAGGATTTTTTCCCATTGTTTCAAGGTCAATCATCAGATGGTGCCACAACCTGCTGGTGGATGTAATTTCACGATGACCGTTCACCTTAATTAAGGGATTTGCTGTCTCGCCAGTTTTATTATCGCTGGCGTGATACTGATCGCTGTCAGTGTTCTCCTTGTGCGGATCTTCAGTGCCTTCCATTTCCTCCGGAGCATTTTCCTGAACTTCAACCAGGCTCTCTCCATCGAATGTTTCCTGGTAGGTTGCGTCGCCCATCACCGCACCACAGTCAGGACAGTTGCCGCCACCGGTCTGACCGCATGCGGTGCAAACTTTCTCCACTTCCTGTTGCACTGCTGGTTCTGGTTGTTGCTCTTCTGGCCCGTTTTGTTGCGTATCCGGGCTGTTTTGTTCCGCTTCTGGCTCATTTTGTTTCACGCCGGGCTGATTCTGGTCCTCAGCGTTGCGACTCTGGATCCCTTTCACCCATTTCGGATCATTAGGGTCGCTAATCCCTTCAACAAATTCACCACGTGATGCAGCAAGCAATTTATCGGCGTCAGGCTGGCTGATATTGGCTGCCTGCATAATTTTGTTTACTTCGTCAGCGGTAACTTTTACCGGCTCTGGTTGTACGGAATCTTCAGCGGTATCTACATTTTGCGGTAAGCCCGTATATGTGCCATTTTTTCGGGCAAAATATTCCTCTTTTGAGATTTCGGTAGCGCCGGCAGCCAGCGCCTTGTCCAGACCAGAAAGTTTGTTTGCCCTGCCGTATTTTTCCCCGCCCTTATCGGTAAAGACGAAATAAAATGGTCCTTCACGCTCTACAGATGGTTCAGCTTCCACCAGGATTTCATTTTTTTGAGTATCGGATTCTGCCGTCTCCACTGGAGCAGTTTGTGCTGCTGACGGCTGGAGAGCATCAGCAGAGCTCTGGTCTGTTTCTTCATGCTCAAACACGCCCTTTGTTGTCAGGTATTCGCTGATATATTTGTTCAGTGCAACGGGATCTTTGTGAATGTCGATCGGATGTTCACGGACAAGGCCAAAAATAGTCTGACGGTCATAGCCAAGTGCTTCGGGCTGTTTGCGCATTGATGCTGAGATACGCTTCCAGTCTTCGCGATCCTTGTCGATAACCTCATTTGTCGCCCAGCGATGGATGGTACCGTCAATATTTCCCGCATTCACATCACCGGGCCAGAGGGCGCAGGCCAGCTCATGGTCGAGTGTTTTCCATGTCTGTTTGTATTCTCGGCGAACGGCAACAGTGACAGCCCCGGTTTTTTCAGCAGAGTTTTCAGTGTTCTGTTGGTTTACTCTGGAACGGGCGATATCAACGACAGATGTGTATTTCCCGGTTTCCTTGCGTTCACCTTCGCGACGTTTTTTCCAGATGCGCATCTCTGCCTGAATTTCGGGCCATTTAGCAGCAGGCTTGCATTTATGCTTAACCCACCCGATGGCATGCAGCTTAAGCTCCGGATACATGGCGTTAACTTCTGGCATTTTCATCAACGCTTCAACGATATGGCCGTCGAATGTTGCCATGTCTTCCTGCAACAATTCCTGTGCGCTAATCACCATATCAACAGTGATGTTTTCACATGTGTCGAACTTAACCATGACGGCGTTCTGTACTTCAGGGGCCAGCTTGTCAAAGGTGACGTTCATCGGATCGGATTCAGTCTCGACCGGGACAAAGGAAGCAGACGCCACATCCCAGCGGTTTTCCTGCATATATTCGGTATCCCAGGAATCGAGGGCAGGGCGGGGTATGCCGGGTTTATCCTCACAGACAATAAATTTATAAGCGCTGTCCTGAGCTGCCGGGAATTGCTCCAGAAATTGCCAGTGAAATTTTGCGCGTGCGCGACGCTCATCACCGGCTTCAATGGCAGTGGCCACCGCAACAGCGCTATCTTCTTTTATGGCCTGTTCATCAGGAATAGCCACGCAAATAAAGATTTTACTCATTGTGTTTTAACCTCATTACAGATTTCAGGGTGAACGAATCCCTGCCATTGCTGGCATTTTTAATCCGTTGGTATGGCGTTAATATGGCTGGAGGGTTATCCAGCCGGTGTTTCGTTATTCAGGTACAGCGATACTTTTTTTACCGGGAGGCATTCACCAGAAATTTTTTGCTCGTCTCTTGCCTGGAGGCAGGATTCTTTACTGGCATAAATTCCGGTAATCACATTCTGTGATTCACCCGTTATAAGAAAAACCGTCATCACCAGTGCAAATGCTGAAGTCATTGACGTTCTCCGAAAATACCAAGTTTAATAAGGGCAATTCGGGAAAGAATGGAATTATCATTGAGCAGATAAGGCTCATATTTCCGCATATTAATGGCATCCTCAGTAAACGCTTTATTACTGAGCAGAACACCAATATCAAAACAACCTTCAGACGTATTAACGTTTGGTAATAACGTTTCCATTATCGCGTCCTCAACAATGAATTTTGTGATGCCGTGCCTGGTGCCTCCAGATGACGTTAACCAGTTAACAATTAACGCCGGATTGTTAGTTGATGTCTGTTACGCAAGTTAAAGACCGCTTGTTTTAACTGTTCCGCGTGCGCATGGCCGCATTCACCGCATCACAAAATTCACTTTAAAAAGAGCGGATATCCATTTCCGCCGAATCACCAGAAAAGTGATAACAGAGGTTGTTGTGGCTGGGGTGTCACTTAAGCGTATGGTCAACCTGACAACCCGGTGTCCTCAACGGGGGAAGGAATAACCCCGCCATACTTACCGCCGCGCTATTTCGCGGATTGCCACAACCGGAAACGCACGGTTGAAGAAATTTAACGACAAGCCTTATATGCAAAGGAATCTCGCCGTGCGCTTTCGTGTTATGCCCTGACTTTTCAGGGATATATCCTTTCAGTAAACTGTCAGTGCCGGATTCTTATCCGTGTCCGGCGCACGGCCACACGCTGTCACGAGAGGTCTCCATTCTCAACCAGTAACCTCAATGGAGGATAAAATGTCAGAGCAGGAGTTAAAACTTGGTGCATGTTATTGTGTTCTCAAGGAGCTGGTACACATGCTTCCATCTACTCAGTATCAACAGTTAGTTGGCAATTTAAATCAGCGAATCGAAGCTATGTTAAAATCTGATGGTTTTAATAACGTAGAAACGCTGATGCTAAAAAGATATCTTGATGGATTGATCAGATAACATTTTTTTACGGCGTTCATATTCGTTAATATTTATGAAGCCTGTTGCCAGAAGCAGTTCGTTAATTTCATGGTTGTTTGGCTGTTTCTGGCTCTTTGAACTGAGATCTTCCACTTCTTTTTCTGCAAATTGTTTTGCTGTATCCTCTGTGCTATGGATATTTAAAGCTGTATCTGAAAACAGCCCAGTAAACGCATCGCGCACATTACGAGCCATATTATCAGTGTCTTTTTTTGTTACCGATTCCAATTCAAGTTCGTTCAGACGATGACGAAGTGTGTGTGCTGCAATCTCCTGGATTGAAGGCGGTAAATATTTAAATTCCATCGTCAACCTCATCAGTCAGTGTTTCTTGCTAACCAGCGATGCGCGCCAGCTGCGGTTTTAAACGTTTTACTTTTGGTATACGTCATCGCGGTGAAGGTGCCGTCCTGGTTAGGGAACACACCGCATACCAGAGATTCGTTGTTGCTAAGATTGAGCGTATCCATGTTGACCTCATTTCCCCTTAACGCCGGGGTAGCGGAACTAAAAACCTGCTGCGCTGTTATACAAAGTGTTCCCGCCGTCATGTTCATACGCCTCGGGCTGGCTACTTAACCCCTAATCACTGCCGGGTAACTCGAAGTATTGCCCGGTGTTCTGTGGGCGGGGTGGGTTGGTATGGGAGAACTATAGGTAATGCCTAATTAATTGTCAATAGGCTTCGCCTAATGTTTTTGATGCAAACCTAATAGGCGATGATATGTGGAAGAGGTGATGGGGGGCTAGATAACGGGCTCTAGGAAGTTCCCATCAGACCATATAAGTTTAAGTTCCCGTTTTGGTGATGTTCTGGCTTTTCCGTTCTGATTCTTGATCTTTCAAATACTTACCTACCTTCATCTCCATTGTGGCAATGTAGGCGCGAACGTCATGATCAACCCAACCAGGTTCCGTGGCATTTTCTGATAAGAGAAAAGCCACAATGGCTCTTTTTTCATCAGAGGCGGCTTGATAAAGGCTGTTTATGTCTAAAAGTTCACTTTTTGTATCTGAAATGAGGGAGGTTGGTATGGGGTATTCGTTAAGCCCCCAATGCTCTGGGCCAACCACATCAGAAAAGAAACGCCATAGTTCTGGAAGTTTATCTTTACTTATCGAACCTTTCTTAATCCAATCATAGATTGATGGTGGTTGGACTTTGAAGTGACGCGCTACCTCCGCCTTTGATTTGACGGATCCTGATGCAATTTTTTTGTTAATGGCCTGCTCTATCGCTCGGCCTAAGTCTTTACCACTAAGCATTGCTTAATACTCTCCTATGCTCATTGAATTAGGCAATACCTACTTCATTTGCGTTAGGCGACGCCTATTGACATTTGCATTAGGCGTCGCCTAATATTGTTTCGTGTTTTTTTGGAGTTCATTCGATGAAAAAAGAGAACTATTCATTCAAACGAGCGTGTGCTGTTGTCGGTGGGCAATCTGCAATGGCTAGGCTTTTAGGTGTATCACCTCCAAGCGTAAATCAATGGATCAAAGGTGTACGTCAGTTGCCTGCTGAGCGATGTCCAGCAATTGAACGTGCAACAAGAGGTGGTGTTCTGTGCGAAGAACTTCGTCCTGATGTTGACTGGTCATACTTACGACGCTCGTCATGCTATTCGCTGAATATGTTGATGAAGCAACCAAATGACGAAAATGAGCATACCCGAAATATCAAGAGGCAAATGATTCATGAAAATCAGCCATGAGCACATCCGCATGGCGATGAATGCCTGGGCGCATCCGGATGGCGAGAAAGTACCAACTGCGAAGATTACCAAAGCGTATTTTGAACTGGGAATGACATTTCCGGAACTGTACGGCGACAGCCATCCGGAAGCCCTAGCTCGTAATACCCAGAAAATTTTCCGCTGGGTAGAGAAAGACACCCCTGATGCTGTTGAAAAAATTCAGGCGTTGTTACCAGCGATCGAAAAGGCAATGCCACCTTTGCTGGTGGCCCGAATGCGCAGCCACAGTTCAGCCTATTTTCGGGAGCTGGTGGAGACGCGGGAACGACTGGTGAGAGACGCTGATGATTTTGTCGCAGTGGCGATTGCCGGTTTCAATCAGATGAACCGTGGTGGCCCGGCAGGAAATGCCGTGGTGATGCACTAAAAGCACGGATGGCGTTAACAATGACGGAGGGGGCTGTGAATCTACCTGATTTTTTTACTGTTCTTGCCTGTGGTATTGGTGGGGCTCTGGCCGGACATTTTATCGTGAATCTGTTCACCTGGTATCTCTTTGGTTTCAGGGATTACTTCACCCGATGGACTTTAAATTGTCTTCGTCGGTTCATTGGGCGCAAGCCTGATATGAGGATTTGGAAAGATGAAAAATGCTGATTGTTTATGGCATCGGGAGGCCGTTTTTCTCCCGATATCGCTCGATCTCTGCCTGAATTGCTGCAACAGCACACATGGAGTCGTACTGGATCAGTCTGAGATTTTCAATCGTGAATTTGTCTTCCTCCATCAGGTTGAGCATACGAAAGTATCGAAAGACGTAAACTTCTGGGCCGCTGACACCATACCCCTTTGCCTTCGATATGGTTTGGTGGAGCTCCCATTCTTTCAATGCGAGAGTGAGAGCCATTTCTCTTATTTTTGCTCTGGCTTCAGCAGCCCGGCGTTGCGCTTCAATGGTTCGTTCCGATTTGCGTTGCCAGGCACCATTAACCAGCGAAACCACGCCAGCAACACACGCACTCAACACAACGCTACTTGTGATAGTTGCAAAATCCATGTCGAACCTCCTCTGGTTCTGTTGATTGGTGAATCACAGATTATAACCAGAGGAAGGTTTGGCTCCAGACGAGGTGAACATGCGTGATTATGCAAAAGTTTCCCCGCGATTCTGGCTGGGAGAAACGGGGAGAGAACTTAGAAAGGCGGGTGCAGAAGCGCAAGTTGTTGCTTTTTACCTGATGACATCCCCTCACGCAAATATGTTGGGTTTGTATTACCTGCCAGTTTTGTACCTTGCTCATGAAACCGGGCTTGGTCCGGAAGGGGCTTCGAAGGGGCTTAAAAGGGCTGTTGAAGCTGGTTTTTGTAGCTATGACCATGATGCCGAGATGGTCTGGGTCCATGAAATGGCAGCCTGGCAGGTTGGGGAAACGTTGAAGCCTGGAGATAACCGTTGTGCAGGTGTCAGGAATGAGTATGCATCATTACCTGAAAACGCCTTTCTGTCAGCCTTTTACGACAGATATAAAACGGATTTCCATCTGGATGTGAGGCGGAATAATCGCCGGAATTCAGCAAGGGGCTTCGAAGAGGCTTTAAAGGGGCTTCTAAGCCAAGAACAGGAACAGGAGAAAGAACAGGATCAGGATAAAAATACTATGCTTCATGGCGAAAAAATCGCCACAAACCAGGCAGGGGATGTTCAGAACGTCAATCCTGGTCAGCCAGCAGGCACGACACCGGAAGCCGATTCGGGCGCTGTGCAGCAGGCGATGACCGCAAGGCCGGAACAATCACACCAACTGCAGCAGCCTGAAGCCGATTCCGCCATTCAGCGGGAAGCCGATCAGGTAGTCCCGGAAAACACCGGGCAGCCTGTGAGACGAGTGGATTATCCGGATGTGTTCGAACAGGTCTGGCGGGAATACCCGTTGCGTGCCGGGGCAAACCCGAAGAAATCCGCTTTCAGTGCCTGGAAGGCCAGATTACGCGAGGGGGTGCCACCAGAGGCCATGCTGGATGGCGTGAGGCGTTACGCAAGATACCTGGCGACTACCGGGAAAACGGGAACGGAATTTGTTCAGCGAGCGACGACGTTTTTTGGACCGGACCGGAATTTTGAAAACCCCTGGTTGCTCCCGGTAAGCGGCACGAACAACCAGCGTTGTGTGAATCATGTTTCTGAACCGGATACCGAAATTCCGCCAGGCTTCAGGGGGTAAGTGTTTATTTCAGGTCATGAGGTAATTTTCAGGAGGGCTTGTGGCAAAAGTTTTTACACAAGAAGAGCGAGAAAAAATTAAAGGGCAGGTTGTTGAGCTAGTACGCCGGAGTGGGCGCGAGACGTTACGGCAACTGGAAGCCAAGACAGGTGCGACAAGATATCTGATGAGCGTTCTCGCCAGAGAGCTGGTTGCCAGTGGTGATGTATACAACTCTGGTTACGGGTTATTCCCGTCTGAACAGGCTCGTAAGGACTGGCAAAACGCCCGCAAAAAACTCTCAAGGGCAAAGCTGAAGAAAAAAACACCTGTGGTTGATCCGGACCTTATCTGGTCGTTACCAGACGGAGAAATACGTCGTTATGACAGGCGTCAGAACATAATCTGTAGCGAGTGCCGGAAGAGCGAAGTTATGCAGCGCGTGCTGGTATTTTATCAGGGGAATTTTCAGGAGGTGGTGCTGTGAGTGAAATTAGCTATCAGGCTTCAATTGCCGCTGGCATTCGCATCAAAGGAGAGGAGCATGGAAATAAAACCAGAAGATGAGTTAAGTAATATTGTTTTATTTCCGGTAAAAGAGGATGACCCACGTAATCAGGTTAATTTTCTTTATGAGCCATCGGAAAGACCATATTGTCATCACGCCTCTGTCCGGGTTGACGAAAAAGAGCGTCAGGTCCGCTGTAAAATCTGCGGTGCAGTTGTGGAGCCATTTGACTGGATGCTCTCTGTGGCGAAAAGAGAAACCAGACTGGCAGATGATGTAAGGCTATTGCGTCAGGAGGAACAGGAAAGGCGAAAAAATATAGAAAAGCTAATTCAGATTGAGCGTAACGCGAAAGCGCGGATAAGCAGGGTGACAAAATCAAGAACTGAATAATTTAAATTTAGCACTGTTAAAAATTTAATCCTTAACTGGAGGTATATCTATGTCAAATACACAGAAAACCATTAACGCGGAAAAATATAACGAGTGGGTGAGAAAATTCTCTGAGCAGATTTTTAAAATTACTGGCGACGAGAATGTGGCAAAAAATGAATTAGAGCCGTGGACACCTGAAGGAACCGACCCAAATTATTGTTGGTGGGAGGTTGATCCGGTTGATGCTGCAAATGAAGCCATGAGTTACTACAACGATTAATGCCGGAAGACTACCCGAAAGAGAGGTAATGAAAAATGGCTGAATTAACCAAAGAATGGCTACAGAACATGATTACCGGAATTGAGTCGGTAATAGACGATAAATCTTTTGTATGTGATGAAATAGTATTCAAAATCGGTGAGGTTAAAAACATACTTACCGCATTTAAAGTCACGCTGGCATCGCTGGAAGCAGAGCCGGTGGCTGAGATTAGAGCGCACTACCCATTAGGGATTAACGGCGGTAAACAAAAGTTCGTCCAGGCCATTGGAGATCTTCCTGACTTTGGCGGACATCTGTACGCCGCTCCGCCAGCGCCTGTAGTGCCGGATGAGGGGCGCGACCAGTTTGAAGCACTTATCAGGTTTCATGTCGGTGATGAAAACCATGAAACATTATTGCTGCGGGCCAACGAAGGGATGAATTACCGGGACCCAAATGTTGATTTTGCATGGATATTCTGGAAGTCCAGTCGTGAGCATCTGCTTCGGAATAATGACGGCAGTCTGCCAGAATCGGGTCATCAGGTACGCGGATTAACACTGCTGGTTAAGCGACTGGCCAGTTCATTAAAAAGCGTCAATAAATCCAGCAAGCTGCCTGATAAGGCGATGGACTACCTGAAGCGAAACGGGACTGATAAGCGTGGAGGATGTTTTGCGATGACCTGGCCTGAAGCATTCACAACGGTAGGGATTGCAATGGCGGTGGCGCTGGTGGTGTATTCGATTTGCCGCTGGGGATAAATCACCGAAAAAAGATCCCGACGCATACACGAGCCGGGATCTTTGATTTATATAGCCTACGAATCCGCCAGTAAGAGAGGGGGCGGACGGTTTATTTTAACACCGGAATGATGTGGGTAAAAGTTTATAAGAAATCGGCTTCATAGCTTTGCCCACCATGATAAATACCCGCGATAAAGACTTTATTGCCATCAACGGCAAAAGCAATAATCGTTCTGTGGCGGAAGTGAGTTACCCGCATTCCCTGGCGAATATCATCGCGTTTATTGCCCCGATGCGGGAATGTAGAAAACCCATCAAGATAATCAAGAAGCGCATTGGCATAATTGTCAGCAATGACGCTTCCTGCTTTCTCCGTGATATATCTGAGCAGGTTTATTATCTGCTGTTCGGCCTCGGGGTAATGATGACTTCAAATGTCATGCAGATTACTTCCCGGATCGAATCGCGGTGCGAACCTGTGAAATGGAGCGTCCGTTGTTTGGGTTTTCGCGGATAGAGTCAAGAGAGGGGGCGGCTGAATGCGTTAACCACGCTTCGATTGCTTTATCGCGCTCATTCAGTGCGCGAAGCCCTTCACGAATGACCTCACTTTCTGAAGCATAGGCACCGGAAGCCACACGGGCGCGCACCATGTCAGCCATCTCGTTAGTTAATGTAATGCTGAATTGTTGGGTTGTACGCATGGTAAACCTCACGGAGTAGGATAGAACACTATTCGATGATAGCACGCTGCCTGTTGACGACAACAGAAATCAGAGGCAATATTGCCGCGCGCCAGCCTGAACAACTGGCACCTGCTGCGTCAGCAGAGAAAACTGATGGCGCACGATACCAGATTTTACAATTCGGATAACTCTGCCGCCCCTGCCAGCAGGCACGGGCGGCGTTCTCATGCATTCAAATCTGACTGGTTCCAGCATGACCCATGCACTGAAGAACAGGCCGAATGGTTGATACAGTGCTACCGCAGACGCGGGTATGAGTTTGAGAAAGCCCTCAGCCTTGACCGCCGCCAATGGATAATCTCTGTAAGGCTCCCTTATTCCGAACGCCCACCGCGTCCGTCCCGTACATTCCAGCAACGCATCTGGAGGTAACGTGCGGGTATTACTTCGACCTGTTCTGGTTCCTGAACTCGGGCTGGTGGTCGTTAAGCCGGGCCGTGAGTCCATGCCGGTATTCCACAATACCCGGGTACTGGTGGAGCCGGAACCGAAAAGCATGCGTAATCTGCCGTCCGGGGTCGTTCCTGCCGTTCGCCAGCCGCTGGTGGAAGACAAAACATTGCTGCCGTTTTTCAGTAACGCACGGGTGATTCGTGCTGCTGGTGGTGCTGGTGCATTGTCTGACTGGCTGTTGCGCCATATTAAATCCTGCCAGTGGCCACACGGCGATTATCATCACAGCGAAACCGTCATTCACCGTTATAGTACTGGCGCGATGGTGTTGTGCTGGCACTGCGACAACCAGCTGCGCGACCAGACCTCCGAATCACTTGGGCAACTTGCTCACCAAAACTTGTCAGCATGGATGATTGACGTCATTCGTCACGCAATGAATGGCACACAGGAGCGGGAATTATCGCTGGCTGAATTATCCTGGTGGGCGGTCTGCAATCAGGTGGCTGATGCGCTTCCGGAGTCTGTATTGCGTCGTTCGCTGGGATTACCGGTGGAAAAAATCCGCTCCGTATACAGTGAGAGCGACATCATACCGGGAGAGCAGACTGCCACCAGCATTCTGAAGCAGCGCACTAAAAATATTGTGCTGCCGCATAACGCCCACCAGCAACAGAACCCACCACAGGAAAAGCCGGTGGTCAGCGTTACCGTTGATCCGGAGTCTCCGGAATCTTTCATGAAGCGGCCTAAACGTCGCCGTTGGGTAAATGAGAAATACACGCTCTGGGTAAAGACACAGCCGTGTGCATGTTGTGGTAAGCCAGCTGACGATCCGCATCACCTGATTGGTCATGGTCAGGGAGGAATGGGAACAAAGGCCCACGATATTTTCACGCTACCGCTGTGCCGGGAACATCACAACGAACTTCATGCAGATCCGCTGGCGTTCGAAGAAAAGTATGGTTCCCAGGTTGATTTGATTTTTCGTTTTCTTGATCACGCTTTTGCAACTGGCGTGCTTGGGTGAAAGAGGTGACTGATGCGTACAGAGTTTGTTTTGCCCTGGCCGCCGACGGTGAACACTTACTGGCGTCGTCGTGGCAGCACATATTTTATATCTGAGGAGGGAAAGCGCTATCGCCGGGCTGTGGCGCTTATTGTTCGCCAGCAGCGGTTGAAACTAAGCCTGTCCGGAAGGCTGGCGATAAAGGTGATTGCAAAGCCTCCGGATAAGCGACGTCGGGATCTGGACAATATCCTGAAAGCGCCCCTGGATGCGCTGACGCATGCGGGGCTGTTAATGGACGATGAGCAGTTTGATGAAATCAATATTGTACGTGGTCAGCCAGTATCTGGTGGACGCCTGGAGATAAAAATTACTGAGGTGGGGAGTGCATGAATAACCAGTATTTACAGTTTGTTCGTGAGCAACTCATGATTGCCACTGCGGATCTCAGTGGTTCGACAAAAGGCCAGCTGGAAGCCTGGCAGGAGAATGCCCTGTTCGATACAGGGCGTTACAGACGCAAAAAAATCCGGTACCGCGATGAAGTAACCGGAAAAATGATAACGCGGGATAATCCACCGATCCCGGGAAAACAATCGCTGGCGAAAGGCTCATCAATTGCCCTGGTCAGTCCGGTTGAGTTTTCAACATCATCATGGCGGCGGGCAGTTCTGTCTCTTGAAGAACATCATAAAGCCTGGCTGCTGTGGTGTTACAGCGGTAGCATTTGCTGGGAGCATCAGATCGCGATAACGCGGTGGGCGTGGAATGAATTTAATGCTCAATCCGGTGCCAGAAAAATTGCAGGAAAAACGCTGGTGCGCCTGAAGACGTTGATCTGGTTGGCGTCGCAGGCGGTAAAAGCTGAGCTTTTTGGTGGGGAAGGTTATGGATATCAGGAACTGGCGTTACTGACGGGGGTAACAACCAAAAACTGGTCCAAGACATTTACTGGTCACTGGGTTACAATGAAACACATTTTTCATCGGCTGGATAGTGAAACTTTATTGTTAGTGGTGAGAACGCGTTCAACACAAAAGGCAGCGTTTTCATAGCAAAGTATTGCAAAAGTAGATTAAAAGGCATATGTTTTGTGTAAATCTGATATTCTGCCGATTTTCTACGTGATGGCAAAGCTAGTAAAACCCGCGACCGAGCGGGTTTTTATCTCCTAAAAAAACAGTATCGACATTAAACGTTATGACGACTGTGCCAATACTTTCTCCTTCTATGACGCCCCTTGACTGTATGGAATCCAATTTGTTATGTAATGCGTGTTAATATTTTTGAGTTGTTAATGGTGTTACTATGGATGACAGTGCTCTGCTCAGAAACTCTTCACTTTTTGTTGCTTATATGGGCTGTCTCGGATGGGGAAGCGCTTATTTCTATGGATGGGGTACTTCATTTTACTATGGCTTTCCATGGTGGGTTGTCGGGGCTGGTGTCGATGATGTAGCACGAAGTTTGTTTTATGCTGTGACAGTTATCGTTATATTCCTTATTGGATGGGGCGTTGGCATTGTTTTCTTTTTGGGCATAAAACAAAAGCGCAATATACAAAATTTGAGTTTTATCAGACTTTTTCTTGCGATATTGCTGCTTTTTATTCCACCTGTTCTGGAGTTTTCGGTAATTCATCAGCATGTTGAGCCAGATGTACTGATTTTTTGCGTTATTGCTGTCTTTATAATCACGCTTTTTGTCAGGTCAGGAAGAAGACTTGTTTCAGTCAGTTGTTTTTCGGAAATGTATTTTATTCGCCATCACCGAATTGAGTTCATGATGGCTGGGTTTATGATTTATTTCTGGGCATTCTCTCTTATTGCCGGTTGGTACAAACCACAGTTTAAGAGGGAATATCAGGCGATCCACTATGAGAATGTCTGGTATTACATTATTGCGCGCTATGATGATCGTCTGGTGTTATCGAAATCATACAGTAGTGGGGGTAAGAAATTCGTTATATGTAATAGCGGAAATATTGATGATTTTGAAATTAATGTTGTCAGGGTGCGTTAAAATTTCCTGAGTAACAAAGATTTTTACCGCCCGCCATTGAGCGGGTTTTTTATGTCAGAAAAGCGGTTCGGTACATTAAATGTGCAGGTGGTTATTAATACCGGTCTTTCAGCTTGCTGGCTTTTTCGACAAGAGCTATTGGTGTGTCACGTTAACCGGAAAAGGGAAAAAGACATGCAGAAACAGCAGGATATGACAGAAACCGCCAGAGTGGTGTTTAATGAATTGAGCGTCACCGAACCGGCGACAGTCGGGGAGATTGCGCAGAACACATACCTTTCACGCGAACGCTGCCAGTTAATACTGACCCAGCTTGTTATGGCGGGTCTGGCAGACTATCAGTTTGGTTGTTACAGACACCTTCCACAGTGAAGGCTTTTTTATTTGTGGTAAATGGGCGGCTGGTGGGTGTTAGGGGCGCTCACCAGCCATCTGCTCATGCATTGGGATCACAAGCAAACCTCAGGCCCACTGCTTTGCGCAAAAGCAGAATGAGCCTATCAGAGACAGGCTTAATGATCCATGTTTAATACTGTAAAAATATCCAGTTGTGAGTTAATCAACGCCGACTGCCTGGAATTTATCCGGTCGTTACCCGAAAATTCTGTTGATCTGATAGTCACGGACCCGCCGTACTTTAAAGTGAAACCTGAGAGCTGGGATAACCAGTGGGCGGGTGATGAAGATTACCTGAAGTGGCTGGACCAGTGTCTGGCGCAGTTCTGGCGGGTGCTGAAACCTACCGGAAGTCTTTACCTGTTCTGTGGCCATCGCCTGGCGTCTGACATCGAAATCATGATGCGTGAACGCTTTAATGTGCTGAACCATATCATCTGGGCGAAGCCATCCGGACGCTGGAACGGGTGCAACAAGGAAAGCCTGCGTGCGTATTTCCCGGCCACAGAGCGCATTCTGTTTGCGGAACATTATCAGGGACCGTATCGCCCAAAAGATGATGGCTATGAGGCGAAGGGCAGGGCACTGAAACAGCATGTGATGGCCCCGCTGATATCTTACTTTCGTGATGCGCGTGCCGCTCTGGGGATAACGGCAAAACAGATTGCTGATGCCACAGGAAAGAAAAACATGGTGTCGCACTGGTTCAGTACCAGTCAGTGGCAGTTACCGAATGAACGCGATTATCTGAAATTACAGGCGTTGTTTGCCCGGGTGGCAGAAGAAAAGCATCAACGCGGTGAACTGGAAAAACCCCACCACCAGCTGGTTGCCGCGTATACCTCACTGAACCGGCAGTATGCGGAACTGCAGTGTGAATATAAGCATCTGCGGCGGTATTTTGGCGTGACGGCGCAGGTGCCATATACCGATGTGTGGACGCACAAGCCGGTCCAGTTTTACCCGGGTAAACACCCCTGTGAAAAACCGGCGGAGATGCTGCGGCAGATAATTTGTGCGAGCAGCCGTCCTGGTGACATGGTGGCGGATTTCTTTATGGGGTCGGGCTCAATCATAAAAGCCGCTATGGCGCTTGGGCGTCATGCAATTGGTGTTGAACTGGAAGCTGAACGTTTTGAGCAAACGGCCAGGGAAGTTCTGAATTTAATCAGTAATGGTTACTGATATTGCAGAATTAAATCCCCGTGATTATTATTCTGCATTCCGGCCCTTTAGCTCAGTGGTGAGAGCGAGCGGCTCATAACCGCCAGGTCGCTGGTTCAAATCCAGCAAGGGCCACCATGCCGTCACTAGCTCATCAGGAAAGAGCATCAACCTTTTATGTTGAGAGTGCGGGGTTCGAGTCCCCGGTGACGGTCCAGTAAAAAAATGATGAGCTGGCTTTCAGGACCGTTTTTAATTCACAGCAAAAAGAGCCCGTGGCGTGTTTATCGTTTTTCCCGAACTGTAACAGAAAACATTGATAGTTCCTGTGCCGTGTTTTATAACGCTGAATGGGGTGGGGCATTGTTGGTGGGAGTTCTGGTACTTCCTGACAGGGACTGACGATGCGCCACCCCGACGTTGTTAAAATTACGAAAAAATCCTGTTGTCTGTTTGAATGCCGCCTTAACTGGCGGTTTTTTGCAACTTTATACCGGACTGTATATCAGGTAAGCATTCAGTTATCGTGCCATATAACAAAATCCGAAAATGCTATGCCTGCATATTGTTAGTTGGCTTATGTTTTTGTATGTTGCTGCACCGCAGGATTCTCCCCTGCAACGAAGGTTGTATGATGAATAATTTTTTATCTTTCCTTTTTCCAGTCATCCTCAGATGACTGGCTCCTTTTTGAGCTTGTCGATAATACGGGGGATGCCACTTCAGGGGATAAAGTTATTGCGTTGCCGGGGAAGCATTGTCAGCTTTTTTTAAGATAACTCCTGTGAGTTATGTGCATAAATGCTACAAACTCCACGTTTTATATGGTTGGGAGTTGCCGGGCGCGCAGTTAGTTTGCTAAGAAAACGCCTGCATGGTGAATCCCCCTGTGCGGTGGGGTGATACCATTAATTTCCTGTGTTGCCGACTGGTATCACGGACGGTCTGTTCACCGGGAGGCACCCGGCACCATGCATTTGAATTTCTTTTTTTAAAGATTTGATTCGGAATATTCCTGTAACCAGAATTAAGAATTGATAAATAACTCACATTTTATGGTGCTTCGTATTGTCAGAGGGACGTGATGTTTTGTATTTTTTTAGCGCATGGTGAATCCCCCTGTGCGGAGGGGCATAATGACTGTTAGGCTTAGTCGCATTAGCGTTAGTAGCAAGTTGCGGATTCTGTCTGGTCATTGCAGAATTCACCGGGAGGCACCCGGCACCGTGCAATTCAAAACTTTTGTTGTTCTTGTTTAATCTGCTGTTTATGTACTAGAGCTATAATTTTGTGTTATTGATAATAATCTCACAATTCATACAATTGCATATTGTTTGTGACAGATGTGTTCAGTACTTTCAATTTATATGGCGAATCCCCCTAAGCGGCGGGGCGGACTGATTAGAGTGTTATTCATGAATGCAACTGAATGAAACCGCGTTCCATATTAATCAGTTATGGAGCACTGGGAGGCACCCGGCGCCATATTAATGATGAAAGCAAATGCGTATGTCAGCCCCTCTTCGGAGGGGCTTTTTTATGAAAGAAATTATTGATGGTAGCTATCGGCAATAAGTTATGGTGTCTGAACTGTTGCTGGATAATACCTGCTCGTAAATTTTTCCCTGGATTCTTTTCCTGTTACTCATTTTGATATGGCTTTATTTAGGAGTCTTCTGTAGGCTGTTTTTTATAATTGTAAGTCATCTCACACTTCATGTTATTGCATATTGCCTGGAGAAAATAGTGTTCAGTATTCTTCTCTGCGCGTGGTGAATCCCCCTGTGCGGAGGGGCGTCTGGTGTATCAGGTATTATCTCCGACGATAACTTGGATCGAGAATGTGCGGGCTCAGTGACACCGGGCTGAGCTCACCGGGAGGCACCCGGCACCACGCAGCCAATGATAAATGGATATATAGCTAGTATGCCCCTCTCCGGAGGGGCTTTTTTATGGACTAAAAAAGCCCGCTACGAATGGTAACGGGCTGCACAAAATAACAAAATGTGAAGTATTCTAATCAGCCGCTGAATACTACCAGACAGATAATTAATCTGTGTAATGGAGCAGCAGGCAGCACTTCCCTCTCAGAACTTTCATGTGGCCGGGGCTGTCATCTGCTCTCTCATCTTAGTTAACACATTATCCCGTCCGGGAGGAGCAATGACATTTAAGCATTATGATGTGGTCAGGGCGGCTTCACCGTCAGAGCTTGCGGAGCGACTGTCACAAAAACTGAAGGAAGGCTGGCAGCCGTTTGGCAGTCCGGTTGCTATTACGCCTTATACCCTGATGCAGGCGATTGCTGCGGAGGGTGATGTCACCACGCCTGTTGTGGTGAAGCCGTCGGGTGACAGCGGTACGGTAATGAGCACAGTCAGTGAGCCGGAATATTACTTTGTTGTTGTTCTGGCGGGGCAGTCAAATGGCATGTCCTATGGTGAAGGGCTTCCGTTACCGGATTCATTTGACCGCCCGGACCCACGGATTAAGCAACTGGCACGCCGCAGCACGGTCACGCCAGGCGGTACGCCGTGTAAATACAATGACATCATTCCGGCAGACCACTGCCTGCATGATGTGCAGGACATGAGCGGGATAAACCACCCGAAAGCTGACCTGAACAAGGGGCAGTATGGTTGTGTGAGTCAGGGGCTGCATATTGCCAAAAAACTGCTGCCTTATATCCCGCAGAATGCCGGGATACTTCTGGTGCCCTGTTGCCGTGGCGGGTCAGCATTCACCAGCGGGCCGGACGGTTCATTCAGTGAGGCCAGCGGTGCTTCCGCTGATTCTTCACGCTGGGGAGTCGGTAAACCTCTGTATCAGGACCTGGTAAGCCGTACCAGAGCGGCGCTGGCGAAGAACCCGAAAAACAAACTTCTGGCAGTGGTCTGGATGCAGGGAGAAGCAGACCTTGCATCGGGAAGTCAGCAGCATAATGGTTTATTCACGACCATGGTTCAGCAGTTCAGAACTGACCTGTCTCCGCTTGCTGCGCAGTGTGTGAGTGGAAATGCTGCCACGGTGCCGTGGATTTGTGGTGATACGACATATTACTGGAAAAACGCTGGCACCGATAAATATGAGGCGGTATACGGTGGCTACAAAGGCAAGGAAGCACAGAATATTTTCTTTGTGGCGTTCCTGACGGATGAAAACGGCACTAACACGCCAACGAATGCTCCGACGGAAGACCCGGATATTGTGGCTATCGGGTATTACGGTGCGGCATCCCGTACCCAGGGCAGTTTTGTCTCGACACAGCGTGACAGCCATTTCAGTTCATGGGCACGCAGGGGCATCATTTCTGACCGTCTGGCCTCAGCTATTCTGCTCCATGCAGGACGCACGGCTGAACTGATGGGCGGACAGACCGTAACATCACCGGATGAGAAGCCATCACCTGATGCACCATCAAAACCGTCCACGCCACCGGCTGACACCACGACGATGAGTACGCTGTTTGCTTACCGGGCATCTGAGTCTGAAGGGCAGCTGGCACCGCAGGGCTGGACTGCCGGAGGCGGTAAGGCTCAGACCGTGGATGATGCCGGAGCCAGCGGGGGTAAGGCCATGAAACTGACCAAGGAAACAGGCAAATCCTCCTGGTACCTTGAGCATGATGCCGGTAATGGTGCGGACCTGCTGGGTAAAGGGGGGCTTGTCAGCTGCCGGTTTAAGGTTGATGGTGCGCTTACGGCTAATCAGTACGCACTGGCGCTGTACTGGCCGGTTTCTGGTCTGCCACAAGGGGTTACTCTGGAAGGTAATGCCGGTCATAACCTGCTGGCATCGTTCTACGTACAGAGCGATGCCACAGACCTTAACGTGATGTATCACAAAGGAAACACGGCGCAGAACACGAAGCTGGGGTCATTCGGCGCATTTAATAATGAGTGGCATACGCTGGGTTTCCGTTTTGCCGGTCACAACAGTATTGAGGTGACGCCGGTCATTGATGGTCAGGACGGGACACCGTTCATGCTGTCGCAGTCTCCGGTTGGCACGTTTAGGGCAGACAAGTTACGCGTGACTGATATCACTAATGGTGCGACATACCCGGTGCTGATTGACAGCATTGTGGTGGAAGTGAATAACGCGTAATCAGGGTAAAAAAACCGCCAGTCAAAGAGCAATTTGTTGACTGGCGGGTGATATTCCAAACCCATTAAGGAATACAACAACTCAATTAAAGAAGGCCATTGTTTACGCAGTTACTTTTTAACCGGTAACTGTTTCTGTAGTCAATATTAAAGGTAAGGGTATATGTCATTTATTCAGCAAATACAGCTGTATTTCTGTACGGCTGTGTGTGCACTGTATCTGGTGAGTGGTGGTTATAAAATCATCCGCAACTACATCCGTAAAAAGATTGATGCCATGGCGGCTGAAAAAATCAGTGCCGGTCAGTCAGCAGAGCCAAAGTCCACGCCCCTCCCGTAATCACATCTCACAGCGAGAAAACCATGACAGAAATGAAAAAACTGGTCACTGCTGATGCAGTGAAGTCTGCGCTGCGCACTGAAGAAGTTCGCGGTACGCTGAAAGAATCTATCCGTAAAACGTTTGAGGCTCAGATTGATGCGGATGTGGAAGCGATTCTGGATGAGCTTACCGGACCTGCTGAGGAGGCATCTGCGCCACAGGCAGGGGATGGTGAGAATACAGCAGATTCTCCGGTGGAAAACAGCAGCGAACAGCCGGAGACACAACCCGGGGGTGAGGAACAACCGGCTGATGTTCTGCAGCCGGAGCCAGCAACCATGCTGTGATACATGACGCACAGGCCACCAGCATATCGCGGTGGTCTTTTGTTATCGTGCGCTTCCGGTGAACGGGAGACGGGGATATGTACCAGATGGAAAAAATCACAACAGGTGTGTCATACACCACGTCTGCGCTGGGGACGGGATACTGGTTTCTGCAGTTGCTGGACAGGGTATCCCCGTCTCAGTGGGCGGCAATAGGCGTGCTGGGGAGTCTGCTGTTTGGTCTGCTGACGTACCTGACCAACCTGTATTTTAAAATCAGAGAGGACCGGCGCAAGGCAGCGCGGGGAGAATGAACTGGTGAGTAAAAAACTCCGCTACGGTTTATCTGCGGTCGTTCTGGCGCTGATTGCTACAGGGGCTTCTGCGCCTGAAATCCTTGACCAGTTTCTGGATGAAAAGGAAGGTAACCACACCACGGCATACCGTGATGGCGCAGGTACCTGGACTATCTGCCGGGGTGCCACCCGGGTGGATGGCAGACCTGTAGTCCCCGGCATGAAGCTGACGAAGGAAAAATGCGCTCAGGTTAATGCCATTGAACGCGACAGGGCGCTGGCATGGGTGGAGAAAAACATCCGGGTACCGCTGACCGAACCGCAGAAAGTGGGGATCGCGTCATTCTGTCCGTACAACATTGGTCCCGGTAAGTGTTTTCCGTCGACGTTTTATAAACGAATTAATGCAGGTGATCGAAAAGGTGCCTGCGAAGCGATTCGCTGGTGGATAAAGGACGGTGGCAGAGACTGCCGTATCCGCTCAAATAACTGCTACGGTCAGGTATCCCGGCGTGACCAGGAGAGTGCGCTGGCGTGCTGGGGTATCGACAGATAAGCAGAATATTTTGCTGAAAAATGGCAGTGGCCAGCGTGAGTGGATAACACGAAATCCTGAGAACTGGCAAAACGTAAGTGAATAAAAGTAAAACCCCGTTTGTTGGCCGCAAGCGGGGTTCTTGTATTTCCAGACTCCAGAAAAGTCAAAGGAGAAAGTGTGTTTGATTTTAGCAAACTGATTCGGGAGATACGAGTGATGGCTGAAAAATTATCCACCTGGAAGTTCATCCTTATCTGGCTGGTGTTTGTGATTATGGCCTCTGGTTATTTTATTGGTCAGATACGCTGGTGGTGATATGAACCGCGTTCTTTATGTGGTCATTATTGCATTGCTGGTGGCCTGCGGTGCGCTGTGGCTGGCAACAGACCATTACCGCGATAACGCCATTACTTATAAAGCGCAGCGGGATGATGCGAAGAGAAAACTCAGCCAGGCGAACGCGACCATTACTGACATGCAGCAGCGTCAGCGTGATGTTGCTGAACTTGATGCAAAATACACAAAGGAGTTAGCCGATGCGAGAGCTGAAAATGAAACTCTGCGCGCTGATGTTGCCGCTGGTCGTAAGCGCCTGCGTGTCAACGCCACCTGTGTGTCCGCCACAGACAAAGCCACCGGCACCGCCCGCGTGGGTAATGCTGCCCGCCCCAGACTGGCAGACGCCGCTCAACGGTATTATTTCACCCTCAGAGAGCGGCTGATGACGATGCAGAAGCAGCTGGAAGGGGCACAGGAATATATCAGTACTCAGTGCGTGAAATAGTTTTTCTCAGTGCGTTGTATTGTCGCCGTATTCCCGCATTAACAGAGACCGCAGCCCGACGGGGAAACTCCTCTGCGTGAGTGTGCGGGAATAATCAGAAACGATGCACACCGGGTTTTGCCGCGTAAACAGGATGCGGACTGCACCCACATGGTCGCCTGTCCGGTGCGATGGTGGAAGAAACCGGAATGATGAATTGCGAATGCAGAATATTGTTCTGCACTGAATAATACTGGCATTGCTTCATATTTACATCCAGAACATATTTAAATATGCCAGCCCGGGAAAGAGTAAATTGACTCCGGAAAAATGGAATATTTCCGGATAAATGTTTTTTAATAACCAGTTTTGTCCAGATATTGTTTGCTCTGTAGTTTATATAAACAGGACTTTTTTTTGTCTGCACTGTTATCATACTCCGGTTATGCGTTGTAAACCGTATATTCCCTGTGGACAGGAAGTAAAAACAATGCGAGATGCCATGTTTTTTTAGATAGTCGGTAACGGAAATAATATTGTTATCCTGTAATGAAACAAGTACGGATATAACAGAAGTAAGCCGGTTGTTCTCTGTGGAGACACAATCGGGTGGCGATAAATCAGAGTGAGTGATGTAAAGATTAAGCATGTAAAAAAGACGATGTCTGACTGAAGATTATGGAGCGGCGAGAAAATAATGAACTGAAAAGGAAATGTCTATTTGTTATTTCCGCATAGTCAGGCAGGGTGATTATTTTTCTGCTAATTTATTTTTGTAATATATGTTATCTGTATTTTTGATTGGTTGTAAACAGGTTTCATAACTGACTTCGTCAACAGCAGGGCATACACATGCCGGTATGGCGATGATGGAAATAAAAAACAGGTATTCAGATACTGGCAGGATGATAAAAAAATGCCGCATGGTGGTATGCGGCGGAAAATGGCACGAATAGAAGAGATGGTTTATTTTTGCGACCATGTTTTTATATTATTTTATTTATTGTAATCAACACGGAATATTCGTGTTAACTGAATGGCAATACCGTATTTTTTCTCTGGTCACTAAATGTCAGAAAACACAATCAGTGCAGAAAAAGTAAAGTCAGTACAGATTATTTTTCTGTCCAGTGTCTCAAGGCTCCCTCAGGGAACATGACAAAAGCGGCAGTGCACCAGTACAGGAGAAGAGCAATATGGTGCAGTTTAATCATATGTCAGTATGGGATGTACCCATGAAGCTTAACCTGAGTACAGTGAATTAATCATGTTTTGTATTTTCGCATTATCCATGCTGACAGCCATGCGAGAGGGCGGATTCAGAATCACCCGTCCGGCATGATCACCAGAGAGAATGGAATCAGGCGTTATTGATAATCGTTATCATTTTAACGGGTCCTTTCCGGCGATCCGACAGGTTACGGGGCGGCGACCTCGCGGGTTTTCGCTATTTATGAAAATTTTCCGGGATCCATGTCCGGTTTCTCTGCAGGTTAACTATATGAAAAATATAAAAACAGGTCTTCTGTGAACCGGACATGCGCAAAAAATGGGCATGTAAACCGGACATGACCGGTTTTGTCGTGATTGTGAGGTGAGAGTTTTTGCGAGGTGTGAGGAGTGGCTACGCAGACTGAAGTTGCCAGGCATTTGAGTCTGACCGATCGCCAGCTTCGCAGATTGCAGAAATTACCGGGTGCCCCGGTCTCGAATAAGCGAGGGCAACAGGATCTGGATGCCTGGCGTGATTTTTACATATCGTATCTGAGGAGAAGTAAAAACGATGTGCCTGATGGCGATAGCGAAGAAGACTATGAAGAGAAATTGCTTATTGCCAGATGGGAACTGACAGCAGAACAGGCCGTTACACAACAGCTAAAAAATGAGGTGTCAAAAGGAAAACTGATCGACACCGGATTTTGTATTTTTGCCCTCAGTAAGCTGGCAATGGCGTTATCCAGTACGCTTGATTCCATTCCGTTATCCATGCAGCGACAGTTCCCGGATTTAACGCCACGTCATCTTGACCATCTGAAAACCCTTATTGCAAAGGGGGCAAATCAGTGTGCGCGTGCAGGGGATAAATTACCGGATTTACTCGATGAATATATCAGAGCAACAACTGAATAATATGATGGCTGCCGTTTCGATTGCGCTGCAACCACTGGTCAGGGTATTGCCGATGACGGCAGTTGAATGGGCTGACCAGTATTATTATCTGCCTAAAGAGTCTTCATACGGTGACGGCGAATGGAAAACGCTGCCGTTCCAGGTCGCCATTATGAACTGTATGGGTAACGACCAGGTTCGCACGGTTAACCTGATTAAATCTGCCCGTGTTGGCTATACAAAGATGTTGCTGGGGGTGGTCGGGTATTTTATTGAGCATAAATCCCGAAACAGCCTGCTTTTTCAGCCCACGGATTCTGCCGCTGAAGATTTTATGAAGTCTCATGTGGAGGCGACGATTCGCGATGTTTCCTGCCTGAAAAAACTGTCGCCCTGGCTGGGACGTAAACATCGTGACAATACCCTCACGCTGAAACGCTTTTCCTCCGGTGTGGGGTTCTGGTGTCTGGGTGGTGCTGCCGCCAAAAACTACCGTGAAAAATCCGTGGATGTGGTCTGTTATGACGAGCTTTCCTCGTTCGAACCGGATGTCGAAAAAGAGGGTTCGCCAACCCTGCTGGGGGATAAACGTATTGAGGGCTCTGTATGGCCAAAATCCATTCGCGGCTCGACGCCTAAAATCAAAGGCACCTGCCAGATCGAAAAAGCGGCCAACGAGTCGGCACATTTCATGCGTTTTTATGTGCCCTGCCCGCACTGTGGGGAGGCGCAGTATCTGAAATTTGGCGATGAGTCCACGCCTTTTGGCCTCAAATGGGAGAAGGATAAACCTGAAAGCGTTTTCTACCTCTGTGAACATCATGGCTGCGTGATCCATCAGTCTGAGCCTGACCAGAGCAACGGGCGCTGGATCTGTGAAAACACGGGCATGTGGACCCGTGACGGCCTGATGTTTTTCAGCGCCCGGGGTGATGAAATTCCGCCGCCGCGCTCCATCACGTTCCATATCTGGACGGCGTACAGTCCGTTCACCACCTGGGTACAGATAGTCTATGACTGGCTGGATGCACTGAAAGATCCCAATGGCGTGAAAACATTTGTGAACACCACGCTGGGCGAGACCTGGGAAGAGGCCGTGGGCGAAAAACTCGATCACCAGGTACTGATGGATAAGGTTGTGCGTTACACGGCTGCAGTGCCTGCCCGGGTGGTTTATCTGACGGCGGGCATTGACTCGCAGCGTAACCGTTTTGAGATGTATGTCTGGGGATGGGCTCCGGGAGAGGAAGCCTTTCTGGTGGATAAAATCATCATTATGGGGCGTCCCGATGAGGAAGAGACGCTGTTACGTGTGGATGCGGCGATCAACAAAAAATACCGCCATGCAGACGGCACCGAAATGACCATTTCCCGTGTCTGCTGGGACATCGGGGGGATCGATGGCGAAATCGTTTATCAGAGGTCAAAAAAACACGGTGTTTTCCGGGTGCTGCCGGTAAAAGGCGCATCTGTCTATGGCAAGCCGGTGATCACCATGCCAAAAACCCGCAATCAGCGGGGCGTGTATCTGTGTGAAGTGGGGACGGACACCGCAAAAGAAATTCTCTATGCCCGTATGAAAGCCGATCCCACGCCTGTGGATGAAGCCACGTCGTATGCCATCCGTTTTCCTGATGATCCGGAGATTTTTTCGCAGACAGAGGCGCAGCAACTGGTCGCGGAAGAGCTTGTGGAGAAGTGGGAAAAAGGAAAGATGCGTCTGCTGTGGGATAACAAAAAGCGGCGTAACGAAGCGCTGGACTGCCTGGTGTATGCCTACGCGGCATTACGTGTGTCCGTGCAACGCTGGCAGCTTGATCTGGCTGTACTGGCAAAATCCCGGGAAGAAGAGACGACCCGGCCAACCCTTAAAGAACTGGCAGCGAAGCTGTCCGGAGGAGTGAATGGTTACAGTCGCTGAACTGCAGGCGCTGCGTCAGGCGCGCCTTGATTTATTAACCGGTAAACGGGTGGTGTCTGTCCAGAAAGATGGTCGCAGAATTGAATATACGGCGGCTTCTCTGGATGAGCTTAACCGGGCGATCAATGATGCGGAGTCGGTACTGGGGACAACCCGGTGTCGCCGTCGTCCGCTGGGAGTGAGGTTATGAAACGAACGCCTGTCCTGATTGATGTGAACGGCGTTCCGCTTCGTGAGAGTCTCAGCTACAACGGGGGCGGTGCAGGATTTGGCGGGCAAATGGCTGAGTGGTTGCCACCGGCGCAGAGTGCCGATGCGGCCCTGCTGCCCGCGTTGCGTCTGGGGAATGCCCGGGCAGATGATCTGGTGCGCAATAACGGAATAGCGGCTAATGCGGTGGCTCTGCATAAGGATCACATTGTCGGGCATATGTTTCTGATCAGCTACCGTCCGAACTGGCGCTGGCTGGGGATGCGGGAGACCGCAGCAAAAAGCTTTGTCGATGAGGTGGAGGCGGCCTGGTCGGAATACGCCGAAGGGATGTCTGGCGAGATCGACGTGGAAGGAAAACGCACGTTCACGGAATTTATCCGTGAAGGTGTGGGCGTTCATGCGTTTAACGGCGAAATCTTTGTGCAGCCGGTCTGGGATACGGAAACCACGCAGTTATTCCGTACGCGTTTTAAAGCCGTGAGTCCGAAACGGGTGGACACGCCTGGACACGGTATGGGGAACCGTTTTCTGCGGGCCGGTGTGGAGGTCGATCGATATGGCCGTGCCGTCGCGTACCATATCTGTGAGGATGATTTTCCGTTCTCTGGTAGTGGACGATGGGAACGGATCCCGCGTGAACTTCCCACCGGGCGTCCGGCCATGCTGCATATTTTCGAGCCGGTGGAGGACGGGCAGACCCGTGGGGCTAATCAGTTTTACAGCGTCATGGAACGGCTGAAGATGCTCGATTCCCTGCAGGCAACACAGCTTCAGTCGGCCATAGTGAAGGCGATGTATGCAGCGACGATTGAAAGTGAACTTGATACCGAAAAGGCCTTTGAATATATCGCCGGCGCGCCACAGGAGCAGAAGGATAATCCGCTTATTAATATTCTGGAGAAGTTTTCCAGCTGGTATGACACGAATAACGTGACACTGGGTGGTGTCAAAATTCCGCACCTTTTCCCTGGTGATGATCTGAAACTACAGACTGCGCAGGATTCAGACAATGGATTTTCTGCGCTTGAACAGGCGCTGCTGCGGTATATCGCCGCCGGTCTTGGCGTTTCCTACGAACAGTTGTCCCGTGATTACTCGAAGGTCAGTTACTCAAGTGCCCGCGCCTCCGCCAATGAGTCGTGGCGCTATTTTATGGGGCGGCGAAAATTTATTGCGGCCCGGCTGGCCACGCAGATGTTTTCCTGCTGGCTGGAAGAGGCACTTCTTCGGGGGATTATTCGTCCGCCACGGGCACGTTTTGATTTTTATCAGGCGCGATCAGCCTGGTCACGGGCAGAGTGGATTGGTGCCGGAAGAATGGCCATTGACGGGCTCAAGGAAGTCCAGGAATCAGTGATGCGCATTGAGGCCGGACTGAGCACGTATGAGAAAGAGCTGGCGCTGATGGGCGAGGATTATCAGGACATTTTCCGCCAGCAGGTCAGGGAATCTGCTGAGCGGCAAAAAGCCGGACTCTCACGTCCGGTGTGGATAGCGCAGGCGTATCAGCAGCAGATAGCGGAGAGTCGCAGGCCGGAAGAGGAGACAACACCACGTGAGACGTAATCTTTCACACATTATTGCCGCAGCATTCAATGAACCGCTGCTTCTGGAGCCCGCCTATGCGCGGGTTTTCTTTTGCGCGCTCGGGCGCGAGATGGGGGCAGCAAGTCTTTCGGTACCACAACAGCAGGTACAGTTTGATGCTCCCGGAATGCTGGCTGAAACGGACGAGTACATGGCCGGAGGTAAACGACCGGCCCGTGTTTACAGGGTGGTGAACGGTATTGCTGTACTGCCGGTGACCGGCACGCTGGTGCACCGGCTGGGTGGTATGCGGCCATTTTCCGGAATGACAGGCTATGACGGTATTGTCGCCTGTCTTCAGCAGGCAATGGCGGATAGCCAGGTGCGGGGCGTACTGCTGGACATTGACAGTCCGGGCGGGCAGGCCGCCGGCGCGTTTGACTGCGCTGACATGATTTACCGCCTCCGTCAGCAGAAGCCGGTCTGGGCACTGTGCAATGACACGGCCTGTTCTGCAGCCATGCTGCTGGCGTCGGCCTGCTCCCGACGGCTGGTTACCCAGACATCCCGTATCGGTTCCATTGGCGTGATGATGAGCCATGTCAGCTATGCCGGTCATCTGGCGCAGGCCGGTGTGGATATCACGCTGATTTACTCAGGGGCGCACAAGGTGGATGGCAATCAGTTTGAAGCGTTGCCGGCAGAGGTTCGCCAGGACATGCAGCAGCGGATTGATGCGGCGCGCCGGATGTTTGCCGAAAAAGTGGCGATGTTTACCGGTCTGTCTGTTGATGCAGTCACGGGAACAGAGGCCGCTGTTTTTGAAGGTCAGTCCGGCATTGAGGCCGGGCTGGCGGATGAATTAATCAATGCGTCGGATGCCATCAGTGTGATGGCCACGGCGCTGAACAGTAATGTCAGAGGAGGCACTATGCCGCAATTAACTGCAACGGAAGCCGCCGCGCAGGAGAACCAGCGAGTGATGGGGATCCTGACATGCCAGGAAGCGAAAGGACGTGAACAGCTTGCCACGATGCTGGCAGGACAACAGGGCATGAGCGTTGAACAGGCCCGGGCGATTCTGGCCGCGGCGGCACCGCAGCAGCCGGTGGCATCCACGCAGAGTGAAGCCGATCGCATTATGGCGTGTGAAGAAGCGAACGGTCGTGAACAACTGGCGGCAACGCTGGCGGCGATGCCGGAGATGACGGTGGAAAAAGCCCGCCCGATCCTGGCTGCTTCACCGCAGGCGGATGCCGGACCATCACTCCGTGATCAGATCATGGCACTGGATGAGGCAAAAGGGGCTGAGGTGCAGGCTGAACAGCTGGCTGCCTGCCCGGGAATGACTGTGGAGTGCGCCCGGGCTGTGCTGGCTGCGGGATCAGGTAAGGCAGAACCGGTCTCTGCATCCACAACCGCCATGTTTGAACATTTCATGGCGAACCATTCACCGGCAGCGGTACAGGGTTGCGTGCCACAGACGTCAGCAGACGGTGATGCGGACGTGAAAATGCTCATGGCCATGCCATGAAGCCAGTGCTGACCATCAATAGGAGGTTTTTACAATATGGTGACGAAAACCATCACTGAACAGCGTGCGGAAGTACGTATTTTTGCCGGTAATGATCCGGCTCATACCGCCACAGGCAGCAGCGGGATTTCTTCGCCAACACCGGCACTGACGCCCCTGATGCTGGATGAAGCCACCGGGAAACTGGTGGTCTGGGACGGACAGAAAGCCGGTAGTGCGGTTGGCATACTGGTACTGCCGCTTGAAGGCACAGAGACGGCGCTGACGTATTACAAGTCGGGAACCTTTGCGACGGAGGCAATCCACTGGCCTGAAAGTGTGGATGAACACAAAAAGGCCAACGCCTTTGCCGGCAGTGCCCTGAGTCACGCGGCGCTGCCGTAACACGTTATCAGGCCACCGCGGTGGCCTGACTGATTTCTGAATGAAAGGAACTGATTTATGGGATTGTTTACGACCCGCCAGTTACTCGGTTATACCGAACAAAAAGTTAAATTTCGTGCGCTGTTTCTGGAGCTGTTTTTCCGCCGTACGGTGAATTTCCATACCGAAGAAGTGATGCTGGACAAAATTACCGGAAAAACGCCGGTGGCGGCCTATGTCTCCCCGGTTGTTGAAGGAAAAGTGCTGCGTCATCGTGGTGGTGAAACCCGCGTGTTACGTCCGGGCTACGTCAAGCCGAAACACGAATTTAATTACCAGCAGGCGGTTGAGCGTCTTCCCGGTGAAGATCCGGCTCAGCTGAACGACCCGGCCTACCGCCGTCTGCGTATCATTACCGATAACCTCAAACAGGAAGAGCACGCGATTGTCCAGGTGGAAGAAATGCAGGCGGTGAATGCCGTGCTGTATGGCAAATACACGATGGAAGGGGAGCAGTTTGATACTGTCGAGGTGGATTTCGGGCGCTCTGAAGGAAATAACATTGAGCAGGCTGACGGTAAAAAATGGTCTGAGCAGGACCGTGATACGTTTGATCCGACGCATGATATTGACCTCTACTGCGATCAGGCCAGCGGTCTTGTGAATATTGCCATCATGGACGGTATCGTCTGGCGTCTGCTGAATGGCTTTAAACTGTTCCGCGAAAAACTGGATACCCGTCGCGGCTCAAATTCACAACTCGAAACGGCAGTGAAAGATCTGGGCGCAGTGGTGTCCTTCAAGGGGTATTACGGCGATCTGGCCATTGTGGTGGCGAAAACGTCTTATGTGGCAGAGGACGGTACCGAAAAACGTTATCTGCCGGAGGGCACACTGGTCCTGGGGAATACGGCAGCAGAGGGCATTCGTTGCTATGGTGCCATTCAGGATGCGCAGGCGTTGTCTGAGGGTGTGGTGGCCTCTTCCCGTTATCCGAAACACTGGCTGACCGTGGGCGATCCGGCCCGTGAATTTACCATGACGCAGTCTGCGCCGCTGATGGTGTTGCCGGACCCGGATGAGTTTGTGGTGGTACAGGTGAAATAATCCGTGAGCGGGGGCGAAATGCCCCCGTGTCTTTATTCACAGGAGACAGAGATGGCAACAAAAGAAGAAAATCTGAATCGTCTTCGTCAACTGGCTGGCCTGCTGGGGCGCGAGGCGGATATGTCGGGGAGTGCTGCGGATATTGCGCAACGTGTGTCTGAGTGGGAAGAGGAGCTTGCTGCTTCCCGGGAGGGCATTATGTACGGCGATGAGAGCGGGGCTGAGAAAAATTACACAGAGGATGCCGGGCAGTTGAACAACACTGATGATCCGGATGATGTTAAAGCTGTTCGTGTGCGCAAGTGCCTGCATGTGATGGGGTATTGCCCGGAGACAGGCCGTCCTGTTGAGCTGACGTTCCGGGGGATGCGTGTTCTGGTGCCATCACCACTGGCGACAGCCATGATACAGCACGGAACGGCTGATCATGCGTGACTTTCAGAATGCCTTTGATGCCGCTCTTGCCGGGGTGGACAGCACAATTGTTGAAGTGATGGGTATCAGTGCGCAGTTCACCTCCGGTACACAGCGTGGCGGGGAAGTTCATGGCGTTTTTGACGATCCGGAGTCGCTGGGTTTTACCGGCAGTGGGGTCCGTATTGAAGGAAGCAGCCCGTCATTATTTGTGCGGACGGATACGGTTCGTGCTGTGCGGCGTGGTGACACGCTGACCATTAACGGCGAGATGTTCTGGGTGGATCGTGTTTCTCCGGATGACGGGGGCAGCTGTTATCTCTGGCTCAACCGTGGGCAACCACCCGTAGTTAACCGGCGACGATAAACGCAGGGGGAAATGATGGCGATAAAAGGGCTTGATCAGGCGATTGAAAATCTGAGCCGGATTCGTAAAAGCGCCATTCCGGCTGCTTCAGCAATGGCCATTAACCGCGTGGCCACAACGGCGATTAATCAGTCTTCGTCACAGGTCGCCCGGGAGACCCGGGTGAGCCGGAAACTGGTTAAAGAGCGTGCCAGACTGAAACGGGCTACGGTCAGAAATCCAAATGCAAAAATTATCGTTAACCGCGGTGATCTTCCTGTGATTAAGCTGGGGATCAGAATGCTGGGGCGTCGTCCGAACAGCATACTCAAATCCGGTCAGCATCGTTATCAGCGGGCATTTATCCAGCGATTAAAAAACGGTCGCTGGCATGTCATGCAGCGTGTGGCCGGGAAAAAACGTTACCCCATTGATGTGGTGAAAATCCCGATGGCGGTCCCACTGAAACAGGCTTTTGATGAGAATGTTGACCGTATCCGGCGTGAACGCCTGCCCAAAGAACTGGCATATGCGCTGAAACAACAACTGAGGATTGCGATAAAACGATGAAACATACTGATATCCGTGCGGCAGTGCTGGATGCACTGGAGAAGCATGACACCGGGGCGACGCTGTTTGATGGTCGCCCCGCTGTTTTTGAGGAGGCGGATTTTCCGGCGGTCGCGGTTTATCTGACGGATGCAGAGTATACCGGTGAAGAGCTGGATGCAGATACCTGGCGGGCCACACTGCATATTGAGGTGTTTTTACCGGCACAGGTACCGGATTCAGAGCTTGATCAGTGGATGGAAAGGCGGATTTACCCGGCGATGGCGGCGATCCCTGCACTGGCGGGCATGATTACCACGATGGTGCAGCAGGGCTATGAGTATCGTCGCGATGGCGATATGGCGTTATGGAGTTCTGCTGATCTGACGTATTCCATTACCTACGAAATGTGAGGATGATATGGCAACACCAAATCCCCTGGTGCCGGTAAAAGGTTCCGGCACCACGCTCTGGGTTTACACCGGTAAGGGCGATGCTTATGCAAACCCGCTGTCAGATGATGAGTGGACTCGCCTGGCAAAAATAAAGGATCTGACCCCCGGCGAGATGACGGCAGAATCCTACGACGATAACTATCTGGATGATGAGGATGCTGACTGGGTATCCACCGGGCAGGGGCAGAAATCTGCAGGTGACACCAGTTTTACGCTGGCCTGGAAGCCCGGCGAGAAAGGGCAGCGTGATTTGATTGCCTGGTTTGACAGCAGCGAGACCCGGGCCTACAAAATCCGCTTCCCGAACGGTACGGTGGATGTGTTCCGTGGCTGGGTGAGCGCCATTGGTAAAGCGGTGACCGCCAAAGAGGTGATCACCCGTACGGTAAAAATTACCAATATCGGTCGCCCTTCGCTGGCGGAGGATCGGGGGGACATCACACCGGTCACCGGTATTACCGTGACGCCACCAACGGGCAATGTGGCAAAAGGTCAGAATATCACCCTGACCGTGGCCGTTCAGCCGGAAGGCGCAACGGATAAAACGTTCCGCGCCACGTCAGCGAATCAGAATTTCGCGACCATTACCGTGAAAGGGAACACGATCACGGTGAAAGGTGTTGCGGCAGGTAAAGCGCAGATCCCTGTTGTCACCGGCAATGGTGAGTTTGCTGCAGTTGCTGAAATTAACGTCACGGATGGTGCCGCTGGCTGAGGTGAGAGATAAAGCATGTTTCTGAAAACAGAACAATTTGAATATAACGGTGTGACCCTCACGCTGTCGGAGCTGTCCGCGCTGCAGCGTATTGAGCATCTGGCTTTGCTGAAACAGCAGGAAGAACAGGCCGCCGCCAGTGGCAACCCGCAGGTGAGCGTGGAAGAGCTGGTCAGAACCGGCGCTTTTCTGGTGGCGATGTCCCTGTGGCATAACCATCCACAGAAAACGCAGATGCCGTCCATGAATGAGGCCGTGATGAAGATTGAGCAGGAAGTGCTCACCACCTGGCCTGCCGATGCCATTGCCCGGGCTGAAAATGTGGTATTGCGTCTGTCCGGGATGACCGGGCCTGTCCGGATGGAAAGTGATTTCACGGAAGAGGCAGAAAATGTTGATACTGACGTTTCTTATTCCGCGGGAAAGCCTTCGACGGCGAGCTGAATTTTGCCCTCAGACTGGCGCGTGAGATGGGGAGGCCTGACTGGCGCGCCATGCTTGCCGGGATGACATCCACCGAATATGCCGACTGGCGACGTTTTTACCGCACGCATTATTTTCAGGATGCCCAACTGGATATGCATTTTTCCGGGCTGACGTACGCTGTACTCAGCCTGTTTTTTTGCGATCCAGAAATGCATCCCTCGGATTTCAGTCTGCTTGTCCCCCGGCGAGAGGAAGAGCAGACGGAGATGCCGGATGAGGAAGAAATTCTGATGCAGAAAGCGGCAGGACTTGCCGGAGGCGTCCGGTTTGGTGGGGAGGGTGAGGGCGATATTTCACCTTCTGCGGATGTGGTGGATGTCAGCGAGGATGATGTTGCATTAATGATGGCTTCAGCGGGGATTTCCGGAGGTGTGAGATATGTCCCAGCCGGTTGGTGATCTTGTTATTGACCTGAGTCTGGATGCGGTCCGTTTCGATGAGCAGATGACCCGCGTAAGGCGTCATTTTTCAGGACTGGAGACTGACGCCAGAAAAACCGCCGGTGCCGTTGAGCAGAGTCTGAACCGTCAGGCGCTGGCCGCACAAAAAGCCGGGATTTCCGTCGGGCAGTATAAAGCCGCCATGCGTACCCTGCCCGCACAGTTCACGGATATCGCCACGCAGCTTGCCGGTGGTCAGAGTCCGTGGTTGATCCTGCTGCAGCAGGGCGGACAGGTGAAGGACTCCTTCGGCGGGCTGATCCCCATGTTCCGGAGCCTTGCTGGTGCCGTCACGCTACCTGCTGTCGGGATCACATCACTCGTTGCAGCAACCGGGGCGCTGGCGTATGCCTGGTACCAGGGGGACTCCACGCTTTCAGCGTTTAATAAAACCCTGGTTCTTTCCGGTAATCAGTCCGGGCTGACCGCAGATCGCATGCTGACTCTCTCCAGAGCAGGACAGGCAGCAGGGCTGACGTTTAATCAGGCGAGTGAGTCACTGGCAGCACTGGTGAACGCCGGTGTGCGTGGTGGTGAACAGTTTGATGCCATTAATCAGAGTGTGGCGCGTTTTGCTTCTGCATCCGGTGTGGAAGTGGACAAGGTTGCAGAGGCTTTCGGAAAACTGACCACCGACCCGACGTCGGGGCTGATGGCGATGGCGCGCCAGTTCCGTAACGTGACGGCAGAGCAGATTGCGTATGTTGCGCAACTGCAGCGTTCGGGTGATGAGGCCGGGGCATTGCAGGCCGCAAACGAGGCCGTCACAAAAGGGTTTGATGAGCAGACCCGCCGCCTGAAAGCGAACATGGGAACGCTGGAGACCTGGGCGGATAAGGTCGGCAGTGCGTTTAAATCCATGTGGGATGCAGTGCTGGATATCGGGCGTCCTGAGTCATCTGCAGAAATGCTGAATAAGGCACAGCAGGCATTCGATGAGGCGGATAAAAAATGGCAATGGTATCAGAGTCGCAGTAACCGGCGCGGAAAAACGTCAGCGTATCTTTCTAATCTGCGCGGCGCATGGGACGACCGCGAAAACGCCCGCCTCGGTCTTTCAGCGGCGACACTGCAGGCAGACCTGGAAAAAGCCAGCGAAATGGCGGCACGGGATCGGGCTGAATCAGAGGCCTCACGGCTGAAGTACACCGAAGAGGCGCAGAAGGCATATGAACGCCTGCAGACGCCGCTGGATAAATATACCGCCCGCCAGAAGGAACTGAATAAGGCACTGAAAGACGGGAAAATCCTGCAGGCAGATTACAACACGCTGATGGCGTCGGCGAAAAAGGACTATGAGTCGACGCTGAAAAAACCGAAGTCGTCAGGTGTAAAAGTGTCAGCCGGTGAACGTCAGGAAGACCAGGCGCATGCTGCCCTGCTGGCGCTTGAAACCGAGCTCCGGACGCTGGAAAAACACAGCGGTGCGCATGAGAAAATCAGCCAGCAGCGCCGGGATTTATGGAAGGCGGAAAGTCAGTTCGCGGTACTGGCGGAGGCGGCACAACGTCGCCAGCTGTCCGTACAGGAGAAATCCCTGCTGGCGCATAAAGATGAGACGCTGGAATACAAACGCCAGCTGGCTGACCTGGGCGACAAGGTTGAACACCAGAAACGCCTGAATGAGCTGGCACAGCAGGCGGTGCGGTTTGAACAGCAGCAGAGCGCGAAGCAGGCAGCAATCAGAGCAAAAGCCCGCGGTCTCACCGATCGTCAGGCGAAGCGTGAGTCTGAAGAGCAGCGTCTTCGTGACGTGTACCGCGATAATCCGCAGGCGCTGGCACAGGTCACCGGGGCACTGAAACAGACATGGGCGGATGAAGACATGCTGCGCGGTGACTGGCTGGCCGGGTTTAAGTCTGGCTGGGGTGAGTGGGTGGAAAGTGCGACGGACAGTTTTTCGCAGGTTAAAAGTGCTGCAACGCAGACCTTTGATGGTATTGCACAGAATATGGCGGCAATGCTGACCGGCAGTGAACAGAACTGGCGCAGTTTCACCCGTTCGGTGCTGTCCATGATGACGGAAATCCTGATTAAACAGGCCATGGTGGGGATTGTCGGGAGTATCGGCAGCGCCATCGGGGGAGCCATTGGTGGTGCTGGCGCATCAGCTTCCACGGGGACAGCCATTCAGGCTGCGGCAGCGAACTTTCATTTCGCGACCGGTGGATTCACCGGCACTGGCGGAAAATATGAGCCTGCGGGGATTGTTCACCGTGGTGAGTTTGTGTTCACGAAGGAGGCAACCAGCCGGATTGGTGTCGGCAACCTGTACCGCCTGATGCGGGGGTATGCGGATGGCGGTTATGTGGGTGGTTCCGGAAGCCAGGCTCAGATGCGGCGGGCAGATGGCATAAGTTTTAATCAGAACAACAATGTGGTGATTCAGAATGATGCCACGAACGGCAGTATCGGTCCGCAGGCACTGGCGCTGGTTTATGACATGGCCCGTAAGGGAGCCCGTGATGAGATTCAGGCACAGATGCGTGATGGTGGTATATTCTCCGGAGGTGGGCGTTGAAAACATTTCGCTGGAAAGTGAAACCGGGAATGGAAGTGACCTCTCAACCGTCGGTTATGGAAGTACGTTTTGGGGACGGGTATTCCCAGCGTGCGCCTGCCGGGCTGAATGCGGATCTGAAAATCTACAACGTTTCGCTGTCTGTGTCCCGTGATGATGCCAGACGGCTGGAAGATTTTCTGGCAGAGCACGGGGGCTGGAAGGCGTTTCTGTGGACGCCGCCTTATACGTACAGGCAGATAAAGGTGACGTGTGCTAAATGGACCACCAGGATAAATATGCTGCGTGTGGAATTTAGTGCTGAGTTTAAACAGGTAGTAAGCTGAAGTGGATAAAATAAATAAAAGTAGTGAAAATAATTAAAATAATAAATTGCTATTTTATATATTTATTTGTCTCATTTCTTATTATAAAGTGTTGTCTGGATCTTTTTTTTACATTCTCTTACATTTTGAATATTGAATGGGCAGCTATTTTAAATATTTTAAATAATGTTTATGACAGTTTCTGTTGTGAACAGTTCGGTTAAAAGATTAAAAAGGATTAAATAAATGAAAAAAATGACAGTGGCACTTTCTGCTGTTGCAGTGGCAGTGATGTTTGCTGCGGGGGCTCAGGCAGCAGAAGTTTATAATAAAGATGGTAATAAGCTGGATCTTTATGGTCGTGTAACTGCTCTCCATTACTTCTCAGACGATAAAGGTGATGATGGCGATAAGACCTATGCACGTCTTGGTTTTAAAGGTGAGACTCAGATCAATGATCAACTGACAGGTTTTGGTCACTGGGAATATCAGTTTTCAGGTAATAAGGCAGAGTCTGAAGGGACGGCAGGCAATAAAACCCGTCTGGCATTTGCCGGTTTGAAATTCGCTGATTTAGGTAGCATTGATTACGGGCGTAATTATGGTATCGCTTATGATGTCGGTTCATATACAGACGTTCTGCCAGAATTTGGTGGCGATGGCTGGACGCAGACTGATAACTTCATGACTGCTCGTACTTCCGGAGTGCTGACTTACCGCAATACAGATTTCTTCGGACTGGTGGATGGTCTTAACTTTGCAGCCCAGTATCAGGGAAAAAATGAGCGAGATGACCTCCAGAAGTCTAATGGTGATGGATATGGTTTCTCTGCCAGCTATGAGTTTGATGGTTTTGGTTTTGTGGCAGCGTATACCAAGTCAGATCGTACAGGTAAGCAGGTTAATGGCCTGAATGGTAGCAAAACTATTGAAGTCAAAGATCCTTTAACGGGGGATGTGACGGAAAAAGAAGTGTCAGTTGATTCCGGCAGCGTTGCAAAAGGTAAGTATGCTGAGATGTGGGGGACTGGCCTTAAATATGATGCAAACAATCTGTATCTGGCTGCAATTTATTCCGAAACCCAGAATATGACCACTTTTGGTGATACCGGGGTTGCGGATAAAGCACAAAACCTTGAAATGGTTGCTCAGTATCAGTTCGATTTTGGCCTGCGTCCATCTCTGGCTTATCTGCAGTCCCGCGGACAGGATGTTATGGTTGGTGGTGTGAACCATGGCGACCAGGATCTGGTTAAATATATTGATGTCGGTGCGACTTATTACTTTAACAAAAATATGTCCACTTATGTTGATTATAAAATTAACCTGATTGATGAAAGCGAATTTACCCAGAAAGCCGGTATTGCGACAGATAATATCGTTGCTGTTGGGATGACTTATCAGTTCTGATTATTGCTGATAAGTTAATAAATACAGACCGTCTGCCCTTACAGGCGGTCTGTATCAATGAAAACATAGTTTTCATTGGTCACTGCATCAGCAATTGCCATGCATATGCTGATTTAATTTTCTGTTATTACCTTTATTGGTTTTATTTAAAACTGAACGTATTGTTCGGGGCGCGTCTGCGCCCCTTTTTTATGGGCGGATACATATGCAGGATATTCATGAGGAGAGCCTGAACGAGGCAGTAAAATCAGCGCAGTCCGCCCGCGTGGTGCTGTGGGAAATCGACCTGACGGCGCAGGGGGGCGAACGCTATTTTTTCTGCGGTGAACTCAATGAAAAGGGCGAGCCTGTCACCTGGCAGGGGCGTCAGTATCAGGCATACCCGATAGAGGGCTGCGGCTTTGAGATGAACGGCAAGGGCAGCAGTGCGCGACCGTCGCTGATTGTCTCGAATCTGTTCGGACTGGTCACCGGCATGGCGGAGGATTTGCAGAGTCTGGTCGGGGGCACGGTGGTTCGCCGCCGGGTGTACGCCCGTTTTCTCGATGCCGTGAATTTTGTTGCGGGAAACCCGGAGGCAGACCCTGAGCAGGAGTTGACAGATCGCTGGGTGGTGGAGCAGTTGTCAGCGCTGACCTGCGAAAAGGCGACCTTTATCCTGGCGACACCGGCAGAGACGGACGGGGCGCTGTTTCCCGGTCGTATCATGCTGGCCAATACCTGTCCGTGGGATTACCGTGGAGAGGAATGTGGGTATAACGGCCCGGCAGTGGCTGACGAGTTCGACAAACCCACCACGGATATCAGGAAAGACAAATGCAGCAAGTGCCTGCGCGGTTGTGAAATGCGCGGGAATGTGGCAAACGGCGGTTTTTTCCTTTCCATCAATAAACTTTCACAGTGATTATCATGGAACAGACTGAATCAGCCATTCTGGCGCATGCACGGCGGTGTGCGCCAGCGGAGTCGTGCGGCTTCGTGGTGAGAACGCCGGAGGGGGAGCAGTATCAACCGTGTGTGAATATTTCTGCAGAGCCGGAGGCGTATTTTCGTATTGCGCCGGAAGACTGGCTGCGGGCGGATATGCAGGGGGAGATTGTGGCGCTGGTCCACAGTCATCCCGGCGGTCTGCCCTGGCTGAGCGAGGCGGACCGGCGGCTGCAGGTAAAAAGTGCAATTCCCTGGTGGCTGGTCTGCCGGGGCGAAATTCATCATTTCCGCTGCGTTCCGCACCTCACCGGACGGCGTTTTGAACACGGTGTGACGGACTGTTACACCCTGTTCCGGGATGCATACCATCTGGCGGGGATAACGCTGCCGGATTTTGCGCGTGAGGATGACTGGTGGCGCAACGGTCAGAACCTGTATCTGGACAATCTGGCGGAAAACGGCTTTTACCGGGTATCCCTGTCCGGTGCACAGGCGGGAGATATTCTGCTGTGCTGTTTTGGTTCATCGGTACCCAATCATGCTGCCATTTACTGTGGCAATGGTGAGCTGCTTCACCATATACCTGAACAACTGAGTAAACGGGAGAGGTATTCTGAAAAATGGCAACGACGAACGCATTCTGTCTGGCGTCACCGCCACTGGTCCGTATCTGCCTTCACGGGGATTTACAACGATTTGGTCGCCGCATCAGCCTGTATGTGAACACGGCAGCGGAGGCCATCCGTGCCCTGTCGCTGCAGGTGCCGGGATTCCGGCAGAAACTGTATGAGGGATGGTATCAGTTACGCATTGCGGGCAGGGATGTATCTGAACAGGAGCTTCATTCCAGAGTATGTGAGCCGTTGAATGACGGGGATGTTATCCATCTGGTGCCCCGGACGGAGGGGGCAAAAAACGGCGGTGTTCTTCAGGTGGTGGCCGGTGCTGTTCTGGCTGTTGTGGGATATGTGTTCAGCTGGACCGGTATTGGTGCTGTCATCGGTAATCTTGGGGTGGCCATGATGGTGGGGGGTATCACGCAGATGCTCACCCCCAGGGCGAAAACACCGTCTGCCACGACAACAGATAATGGTAAACGGAACACGTATTTCTCCTCACTGGACAACATGATTGCCCAGGGTAACCCGATGCCGGTGCCTTATGGTGAGATGCTTGTGGGGTCGCGGCGGATATCCCAGGACATCAGCACCCGCGATGAGGGCGGGGACGGGCAGGTGGTGGTTATCGGTCGGGGGTGAGAATAAACATAAAAAATACCCACAGTATTGGCCAGACTGTGGGGAAAACGATGAAGATGAACTTTAAGGAGTTATTTTTTGCAGAAGAACAGTAACGCAGCGTAATTATGGTGGCTACAGGTAATTGCCGGAAGTGTGAAGAAATTCAGAAATTTTATTCACTCAGCAGACAGGCACCCTCCGGGGTGCCTGTTGTTTTTGTACATAAACAGAGACTGACATCAGACACTAAAGGGTGACGCAATGGGTAAGGGGGGCGGCAAGGGGCACACACCGCGTGAGGCAAAGGATAACCTGAAGTCCACGCAGATGATGAGCGTGATTGATGCCATTGGTGAAGGGCCGGTTGAAGGTCCGGTGAAGGGACTGCAGAGTATTCTGGTGAACAAAACCCCGCTGACGGATATGGACGGTAATCCCGTGATACATGGCGTGACAGCCGTCTGGCGTGCCGGGGAGCAGGAGCAGACGCCGCCGGAAGGCTTTGAGTCTTCCGGTGCGGAAACCGCACTGGGCGTGGAGGTGACGAGGGCGAAGCCGGTGACGCGCACCATCACGTCAGCGAACATTGACCGTCTGCGGGTCACCTTCGGGGTTCAGTCACTGGTGGAGACGACCTCAAAGGGTGACCGTAATCCCTCTTCTGTCCGGTTGCTGATTCAGCTTGAGCGTAGCGGGCACTGGGTGACAGAGAAGGATATCACCATTAACGGTAAGACCACCTCGCAGTACCTGACGTCGGTGATAATCGGTAACCTCCCTGAGCGTCCCTTTAATATCCGGATGGTCAGAGAGACGGCGGACAGTACCACAGACCAGCTGCAGAACAGAACGCTCTGGTCGTCATACACCGAAATCATCGATGTGAAACAGAGCTACCCGAACACAGCCATAGTGGGGCTGCAGGTGGATGCGGAGCAGTTCGGTGGGCAGCAGATGGCGGTGAACTACCATATCCGCGGGCGCATCATCCAGGTGCCGTCAAACTATGACCCGGGAAAACGTACATACAGCGGTATCTGGGACGGGACTCTGAAACCGGCATACAGCAACAACCCGGCATGGTGTCTGTGGGATATGCTGACGCATCCACGTTATGGTATGGGAAAGCGCCTCGGGGCCGCGGATGTGGACAAGTGGGCGCTCTATGCCCTCGGACAGTACTGTGACCAGCCGGTTCCGGATGGCTTTGGTGGTACAGAACCCCGTATGACCTTTAATGCGTACCTGTCACAACAGCGTAAGGCGTGGGACGTGCTGGGGGATTTCTGCTCTGCAATGCGCTGTATGCCGGTATGGAACGGACAGACGCTGACGTTTGTTCAGGACAGACCATCGGATGTTGTCTGGACTTATACCGCCGGTAATGTGGTGACGGGGGAGGATGGGGTAAGTTTTCATTACAGCTTCAGTGCCCTCAAGGACAGACACACGGCAGTTGAGGTGAATTACACCGATCCGCAGAATGGCTGGCAGACATCGACTGAACTGGTGGAGGATCCGGATGCGATACTGCGTTACGGACGCAATCTTCTGAAGATGGATGCGTTCGGCTGTACCAGCCGTGGTCAGGCTCACCGGGCAGGCCTGTGGGTGATAAAGACCGAACTGCTGGAAACACAGACAGTGGATTTCAGTGTGGGGGCGGAGGGACTGCGTCACACGCCCGGCGATATCATTGAAATCAGTGATAATGCGTATGCCGGTACCGTTATCGGCGGGCGGATCCTGTCCGTCGACAACGCCAGCCGGACCCTGACGCTTGACCGTGAAGTCACCCTCCCGGAAAAGGGCACATCCACGGTGAATCTGATAAACGGCAGTGGTAAGCCGGTGAGTGTGGATGTTACCGGGCAGCCATCACCTGACAGGATACAGATCAGCACACTGCCTGACGGGGTGGTGGAACACAGTATCTGGGGGCTGGCATTGCCGGGACTGCGCCGCCGTCTGTTCCGGTGTGTGGCGATCCGCGAAAATGCGGACGGTACCTTCGCCATCACGGCGGTGCAGCATGTGCCGGAGAAGGAGGCCATCGTGGATAATGGTGCCACCTTTGAGCCGTTGTCCGGTTCGCTGAACAGTGTCACACCTCCGGCAGTACAGCATCTCACGGTGGAGGTAAGCGCGTCTGACGGTCAGTATCTGGCGGTGGCAAAATGGGACACGCCGAGGGTGGTGAAGGGCGTGCGCTTCAGTCTGCGCCTGACCAGCGGAACCGGTGAAAACAGCCGTCTGGTGACCAGCGCCATCACCGCCGACACGGAGCACCGTTTCAGCGGTCTGCCTCTGGGGGAGTACACCCTGACGGTCAGGGTGATAAACAGCTATGGCCAGCAGGGGGAGCCTGCCACCACCACGTTCCGGATTAACGCACCGGCAGCACCTGCCAGCATTGAACTGACGCCGGGTTATTTTGAAATAATGGTGGTACCGAAACTGGCTGTATATGATCCGACCGTTCAGTTTGAGTTCTGGTTTTCGGAACAGCAGATTACAGATCTGTTACAGGTGGAGAAATCTGCCCGTTATCTGGGGACAGGCAGTCAGTGGAGTGTTACCGGTTCCCGTATTAAACCGGGACAGGATTTCTGGTTTTACGTACGCAGCGTTAACCTGGTCGGTAAATCCGCGTTTGTGGAAGCCAGCGGGCATGCCAGTAATGATGCCGCCGGATATCTGGAGATGTTCCGGGAAAAGATAGGAAAACTGCATCTGGCACAGGAATTGTGGTCGCAGATTGACAACGGCCAGTTGAAGGATGAGATGGCGGAAATGAAGACCACCATCACGGAAACCCGGAACGAAATCACACAGACGGTCAATAAAAAGCTGGAAGACCAGAGTGCCACCATACAGCAGATACAGCGTGTGCAGAAGGAGACGGATGACAGCCTGAGCGCACTGTACATGCTGAAGGTGCAGAAAACGAAAAACGGTATTCCGTATGTTGCCGGTATTGGTGCAGGGATTGAGGATGTTGATGGCCAGCCACTGAGCAATATTCTGCTGCAGGCGGACCGTATCGCGATGATTAACCCGGAGAACGGCAACACCACGCCGCTGTTTGTGGCGCAGGGGAATCAGTTGTTCATGAACGACGTGTTCCTGAGGCGACTGTTTGCGGTGAGCATCACCTCGTCCGGCAATCCCCCGACGTTCTCCCTGACGCCGGAAGGCAGGCTGACGGCCCGTAATGCGGATATCAGCGGAAATATTAATGCGAACTCTGGCACGCTCAATAATGTGACCATTAACCAGAACTGCCGGATTCTGGGAAAACTGTCTGCAAACCAGATTGAAGGTGACCTGGTCAAAACAGTGGGGAAAGCTTTCCCACGGAATAACAGTTATGCCAGTGGCACGATAACGGTCACCGTTTATGATGACCAGGGATTCGACAGGCAGATCATCATTCCGCCGGTACTGTTCCGGGGGGCGAGACATGAACACCAGTCCAGCAAAGATCACACTTCAACATGGTATTCCACGTGTCAGTTACAGGTGCAGATGAACGGAAGGGTGATTTTTCATGAGCCGGCAACGGATGTCACCCGGGTGTTTTCGTCCGTCATTGATATGCCGGCAGGACGGGGTCATGTGACCCTGACGTTTAATGTGTGGTCGAACGGGGTGAGCCACTGGACGCCGACAACATACATCAGTGATTTACTGGTTGTGGTCATGAAAAAATCCACGGCGGGTATCAGTATTTCGTGAACATGATGACCGGAATTGCCGGAAGGAGATAAAAACCGTACAGTATGCGCGGGTGCCTTTGGCTGATGGCCGGAGGGAACACCTGAAGGCCGGATGTGAAAAGGCCCCGGACAAAACATTCATGTTTAACCCGAGGCCTGACCATTCATCCTAAGCAAGTGAAAGGTTAGCGCCTCTCCGTAAAAGGAGCAAGCGTTATGTCGCAAAAACCGTTAAAAACCACCGTGATTTGTATCACGGTAGTGCTCATTATCTGGACCACCCACAGTTCACTGTGTGAATTCCGGTTCCGGATAGCGGGCGCGGAGATTGCGGCGTTCTTACAGTGTAAACAGTAAGAAACCGTGGCGGGGGACCCTGTCCCCCGCTGACCGGTTGCTGAAGGTGGTCAGCCGGATGGCACCTTTTTAATCCTGTAAACCACGATTTTTACCGCAGGCCGGGAAACCGGCACTGCGGTTTTTTTATGGGGAAAATCTATGGCAGTCAGAATATCTGGTGTGCTGAAGGACGGCGCGGGGAAGCCGGTACCGGGATGCACGATAGAGCTGAAAGCGCGACGTACCACCGAAACGGTGATTGTCACCACGGTGGCATACGGGCAGCCGGGGGAGACAGGCAGCTACAGTATGGATGTTGAACCGGGGCTGTACCGTGTGACCCTGAACACAGAAGGGCGTATGCCGTCATACGTCGGTGACATTCTGGTGAAGGCGGACTCTGCACCGGGAACACTGAATAAATTCCTGATGGACTTTGAGGATGCGCCATATTATCCGAAAGCCCTCGCTGAGCTGGAAGCGGTGGCAGCGGAAATACTGAAGCGTGCTGAAGCCTCTGCAGCCAGTGCAGAGGAGGCCAAAAAACGGGCAGAGAATGCCAGAGGGCCGAAGGGTGATAAAGGCGACCCGGGACCGCAGGGGGTACAGGGACCGAAAGGTGAGACAGGTGCAACCGGGCCAAAGGGGGAGCGTGGTGAAACAGGTGCACAGGGTGCTCCGGGGCCAAAAGGGGATACCGGTGCCACAGGACCCGAGGGTAAAGCCGGTCCTGTGGGACCAAAGGGTGACCGGGGGGATACGGGGCTCAGAGGTGAGCGGGGCGAGAAAGGAGAGAAAGGAGACCCGGGTGGCCCTCCCGGGCCAAAGGGCGATACAGGCCCGGCGGGGCCGCAGGGACCAAAAGGAGATACCGGTCCACAGGGACCAAAGGGGGATACCGGACCGCAGGGGCCTCAGGGAAAGTCAGGCAGCCTTGAAGATATTACAGACAGGGAAGCCTTCATCCGTGAGCTTGGTGTGCCCAGAGCATACGGGCGTGATATTTCAACCGGCGCAGGTGAGTGGACGACAGAAGAGTTTGTTGCCTGGCTGAAAGAGCAGGGGGCATTTGACCACACCTTCTGGATGATGAAGGTGGCACTGCCTGCGGCGATGAATAAGGTTATTACAGATACGGGACTCGGGAAAATTAACCTGGGCGGATGTGCTGTAGAGGTGGCAGGAACATATAACGCTGCGATTGTCCGTGTGACCATCGGGGAATACGCCGCAACGGGGTTTCTCAACGGAACGGTCTGCACCTGTACTGTTTATGGCGATACCCGGAAATACCACTGGCGGGTGGATTACAGTACCAGGAATAAACCCACGACGGCGAGTCTGGCTGTCAATGGCTGGGAACGTGATGAGGCCACAGGCCGGATACGGCAATGGGGGCGTATTGACGTGAGTCAGGCTGATGGTAAAGCACTGTCCCTGCACTCCGTTCGTTTCCCTGTTGCTTTTCCGAGTGCTGTACTGAATGTTCAGGTATCTGCAGTGGGAGACCAGCATACCATTCAGATGTATACCCTGTCAGAACCGTCATTACAGACGGTGACACTTCGGACTATTAAGGGGAGTTACGGGACATTTTTCTGGGAAGCGACCGGATACTGAGGAGGGATTATGGAGAGTTATGTTTTTTCACCGTCCGCGAATATGTTTTATCCGGTATCCCTGCGTGCCGTTTATGAGGCCGCCGGGAACTGGCCTGTGGATGGTATCGTGGTGGACTATGCCGTGTATAAAGTTTTTGCAGCGGATGCTGCACCGGCGGGCATGAAGCGGGGCGTCGGTACGGAAAAAATGCCGGTCTGGGTGCTGGTATCGGAAGAGGGCACGGGAAAATGATGCATGTCAGAAATTTTTCGTATTACACACCGGCAGAGCCGGATGTGGCGGGTGCGATATACCTGAAATCTGAGGATGGTCAGGACTGGTATGAATGCCAGTCCAGGTTTGCGGAAGACACGCTGAAGGTGGTGTATGACAGCCGTGGTGTGATTACGGGATATGGTAAGGACATTAAGTTGTTGTGGCCGGTGAACCAGAGTGTGGCTGAAGTGCCGGACACACCGGAGAGCCTGAAAATTGACCTGAGCGGACGCTGGGGGTTTGACGGGGAAAAAATCACCGACCTGCTGACGGCTGACAGAGCCCGTGAACAGAAGGGGGCAGAAATAAATGCCTGGCGAAGTGCCATGGAAAATGCGGAGTATGTGTTTGAGTACAATGGACGGAAGTGGGACTACGGCAAGGTGACTCAGGTTCGTCTTGAGCCGTCGGTGGCAGCAGCAAAAGCGGGAATACTGCCGGAGGGATTTTTCTGGACAGATGCAGAAAATAATGACGTGCCGATGACAGCGGAGGCTTTGATCGCGCTCAGTGCTGCGGCAGAAAAGGCGATGTTTCAGAAAGGGATGGAAATCCACATTCGCCAGCGCACGATGAAGAAAGAGCTGGAAAAGCTGACCAGTGCGGATGAAATACTGGCATATCCGGTTGGCTGGGAGATGAAATAA